TCTTGAGTAGCAAACATATTTTGTGCAACTTGAGCACGCATGTCTTCTAACTTAGTAGAAATTTTTTCTGCCATTGCAGCATTAAATGCATTTTCAGTTTCTAGTGCATCACCAGCAGCGATAGCATTGATAAGATTTAATGTATTTTCGTTCATTGATTTTCTCCGTTACTAGTTGGTGCTTCTTGAGTTTCTGCTGGAGCATTTTGCTGCAAGTATACTTGTTGAGCAGTTTGCGTGGCACCAGCCATTGTTCCATCATGTTCAGCTTTAGCAATGTAATCTTCTTTTTCAGATTCCATTTCTTTATCCATGCTCTTAATATCATCATCGTTAAGACGAAGGATATTTTTTCTAGCCCATGACATAGAATAGTACTTGCCAATATATGGCTCAGCTTGCTGAAGCATTTGTAATCTTTGCATTAAAATCTCAACATCCTTTAGTTCAGAGTAATGATTATCTTCAAGATAATCGTATCGAATAAATTGAACTAAATCATCCCACTCTTCAGCACGAATAACGCCTTTAGCGATCAACTGAACTCTAAGCGCAGCATTAAATACTTCTGAAAACTTTTTGCGTAATCTAACAATAAATTTGTTAAACTTAACTTCATCACGACTAATCTCTGTTGAACGACCAATACTAAATCCTTGTTGCTGTTGCAAACGAGAGATAGGCACGTTCAATGCATGATAAAGTTTTTGTTGGAAATATTCGATGTCTTGGATCTCGCCAAGATTTTGACCACCTGGAAGTGTAGTAATTTCAGTACCTTTACCACCTTCACGACGAGGCATCCAAAAATCTTCCATCATTGACAAATGACGACGATCGTCACGTGTCTCACCAGTAGTTGCATCATAAACAATCTTATTACGGAATTTGTTCATGATATCAGAGACATATTGCTCTGCTTTTAACTTTGGTAGATTACCAACATCAATGTAGAAAATACGACGCTCAGGCGCACGAGAAATACGATAGATGACTAATGAATCTTCAATCATCTTTAATTGATTAACTGGTTTAATTGCCTTATGTAAATAAGACATCATCATACCAGTATTCTGGTCAACATAACCAGAAGGGCAATATACTACAGAGTCTAAAGAAAGTTTTACACCCTGTGTTGTTTGTTCAGTAATACCTTTATCATTGTATAGGTAATACTCTTCAATTTTCTTAACAACCTCTACGCCTTTTGCATCTTTTTCTTTAATAATATTTTTGATGCGACGAATTTTACGAGGATCAATGTATCGCAATTCAACGATGCCATTTTTAATATTTTTCTCATCGATAAGAACCTGATAATACAGACGTCCATCGATGTACCAAGTACGGAACATTTCATGTGCTCTGTCTTGGAATTTGTAAATTCTTAAAATGTTTTCAAATTCTTGAAAAATCTTTTTCTTAATTCCATCAGAAACTCTAACATCGTCTAAAACAATTTTAACAGAAGATTTATCTTCATCTGATACAATTGCTTCGTTAACAATATCTTCAATTGCACCATCGCAATCACTGTACTGTGAAACCTCACGATAACGACGAATAAGATCGTTTTCGTTTTTAATAACACCCTCAAGATCCATTACCATACCGTAATAACCACCAGCATTAACACCAGTGTTTATTACGGTGGCACCTGAATCTACAGGAGACGGAGTTACAACAGATTGTAACTCATCGTCTTTTTTACGCTTTATCTCAAAGCCAAACAGCTGCATAATGTAAAATCCTTAATTATATTATAAAGGGAATGAACCAACTGGTGTGTCGATAGAAACATTGACACCGAATCCAGATGTTGCCCCAGTATTTGATGTGAAGAAGTTGTAAGTAAACTCTACGTCAAATTGTTCAATAGCATTTTGTGTTTCGTAATCTAATCCAACAGCAGCAATATTAGTTGGGAAAGCATCAACAAATTTATATGATTTGATGATAGCACCATTTCTATCTAGCTGATGCACGTTTAGGTCAACTTGATATTCAGTAGGATTAACACGACCATTAGTAGTGTTATAATTCTGAATACCAGATTGCCACTGCTCTAGAGCATTACGGATACCAAAAGTAGTATCGTTGTAAATTGTTACAGTCCATGGTTGGAAAGTACGCTCGCCTGCAAAGTTAACTGGACGTCCACGATAGAGAACAGGTAATGTCTCAATAGTAGAAGCTGGTAACTGAGCAGCCTTACACAAAAATTGTGCACGTTGCCCTGCTACTACACCAAGTGTAACATAAGAAGGGAATACTAATTCAACACGGAACTGATTAGGGCGCGCACCGCCTCCAATCATCTGTGCTTTAAAATCAGTAATATTTGCCATTTAAATCTCCTTGTTCGTTTATCTATTTATCAGCTATTAAGCACCGACTTCGTTAAAGTTAATGCTTGAACGAGCAGCAACAAAGTTCAGAGTGATAAAGTTGATAGAACGATTTGGCTTAACGAAGATATCAGCAACAAATTCGTTACGATCGATAACTTCACCAGTGTTGTTTGTATCATCGCACTTAACAACGAAATCAGTAATACCACGACGACCTTGAACATCACGTAAGAATGGTTCTACTAGATTACGGAATTGAGCACGAGTAAATGCATCGTTAAATTCAAATAATTGGAACTTAGCAGCAGTAGCGATTGCTTTTTCCATAACAATAAAGAGACGACGCACATTAATGCGATCAAACGCAGATGGCTTAGCTAACATTGTTTTATCACCAAAGAGAACAGTACCTTCTCCTGGGAATGTAACAACTGGATTAACGCCAGCTTTGTAAAGAGTATCTCTTTGTGTCTTGTTTGGATTAACTGCTAAACGAACAACGCTCTTAACTTGACCACGATTTAGACCACCTGGAGAGAACCATGGATCATTAGTGTAATCAGTGCGTGCACATAGACCAGCAATATCAGCATTTAGTGGAACGAAACGATACTTGTCGTTGTAACGATCGTACTGATACTTGTAGCCAGAGTCCATAACACCGTAAGATGTGCTCTTATTAACTGCATCTTTGTAAGCAATGATTTTATCAATTTCTGTTGATGTAGCACCGATGATTGGATCGCTGCTAGTAACATCTTGTGGAGAAATAAATGCAACGCAATCTAAACGTGTTTCGCAAACATTGCTTAGGATATAATTTGCAACAGTAGCAGATGCTTTGCCAGCAAGAACTAGACTAATGTCATACTGTTCTGCGTTATCGAATAGAGCAAAAGCAGTTTGTTTTTCTGCATCGGTTAGTAAATAATCATCAGTACCACCAGCTAAACTTCTGTTAACAGCAGATGTTAGGCTCTTAAATGCGCTTGCAGCTGCATCTTGACCCCATGGTTGTCCAGCAGTTAGATTAGTTGGATGATCCATCCACCAGATCCACTCAGAACGTGCATTAACAACATTCTTGTAGTAGTTGTTAGTACCATCTGGTTTCTTAGCATCAGCTGCTTTTGATGCAAATGGGAACTTTTCTAGAACTGAACCTGCAGTACCAGTGATTAATCCATCTTCATCGATAACGATAATATGAACTTCGTCATTAGAACCGCCAACGCTTGAAGCGTATGGAGAAGTTCCTGGAGCAGCATCAAATTCTGCTTTATATGTCCATGTTGAAAATGTTGCGCTATCAGCCATAGAAACTTTTAGAGAGTTACCTAAAGTTCCTGGATATTTTGCAGCAAACTCACCAACAATTGCAGCACCATTTGCATAGTTAGTTGTATAGTGCTCGCCATTCATAATCTTTAGACCGATAGTAGTGCTAATTGTAGAAGTAGCAGTAGCAGCAGTACCAGATGGTGGAGAAGCAATAGTGATTGTTGGAGCAACTGAATAACCAGTACCTGCGTTAGTGATAGAAATACCAGTAACAGTAGAAGTACCAATAGTAACTGAAGTAATAGTAGCACCAGTGCCGTCACCAGTAATTGTAACAGTTGGAGTTGCTTTGTATCCAGAACCACCATTAGTGATAACGATACCAGTAATAACACCACCAGAAACTGTTGCAGTAGCAGTAGCACCTGAACCAGTGTCACCTGCTGCTGGTGTGATTGCTACAGAAGCTGTTGTGTAACCAGACATAGTTCCACCAACAACGATAGCACTAATAGCACCACCAGAAATAGTAGTTGTAGCAGTAGCTTGAACACCGCCATCTAAGTCAGGAGCGGAAATAGTTACTGCAGGGGCTGGAGATGTAGAAACATAACCGCTACCTGCAGCAGTAATGCTAATAGTTGCAAGACCACCTGCAGCTGCAGCAACAGCGTTCAAATGTCCAGCGTCAGCGCGAACTAGCAATAGATTATTTGTATATGATAGGAAGTTCGCAGCTGTAAAGAAGGAATCAAAGTTAGAATCGTTTGGCTTACCAAAACGACGAACTAACTCATTCTCAGAACTAACAGTAGTTGGCTCCATAACTGGACCCCACTGGAATGCACCAGCGAAAGCACCAATTGAAGAAGATACTGCTGGAACGATAGAAGTGAAATCTTTTTCTACGACTGCAACGCCTGGAGATAATTGGAACGGCATTGTAATTCTCCTTGTTAATAAGTTTACCTTTAGACAACAATCATGTCTACTCTTTTATTTAGTTTTTACATGATTTCTAGAAATTTAGAGGTGGTTTTTCTGGTCCACCATCGTCATAAAATCCGAATGGTGTTAGCTCTTCCTCAATAGCTTGCATCTGTTTTTTGTACATTACTTCTCTTAGGTTTACATTATTTAGATCTTTGAAATACGAGTTGGTTGTAAGCCACCCGAATAGAACTAATGGCATAACCAAATCATCATGATATCCTTCATCTGCCTCATAAGATCCTTTTTTCTCAATAAATGTAGAGATTTCAGAGATCGTATCTGCATCAGGAACTAGAAGTTTATTTTCTTCAACAAGTGCTTTAAAATTTTGGCATCCAATTCGTTTGATTTTTTTGTCGGTAACAACTCCTAATTGAGTTTTTCCTCCACCAAAACCACCAGAAACTGTTTGACCAGTTGTGTGTCGAGTCACAAATAGTATATTTTCATACTCCATCTCAGAGTATAAAATATGAGCGACTTGCTCAGAGATGTTGATTTCAAGAAGAATCCATGCATTATTATAATCTTTACCGACTTTGTATATTACATTTGGATAAAGAAGTGGGCTAATTTCGTTATTACGATATTTGGCTACAAGTTTATATGGAGTTTCAGTAATATCAACTACTTGAAATGCTGAATAATCTCCACCAACACCTTTAGCCACGTCTGCTATTAAACAATAAGTGTGCCCAGCTTGTGGCTCGACATAGACATCTAATCCATCTTTTTGATAGACTTTATTTCCAACACTCATCTTAGCAATTACATCTGCATTAATAAGTGTAAGACTAGAACCCAAGAATTTACAAAGAACCTCTTGGTTGTATTTAAGTTCACCAAGCATGGCTCTTTGCTCAGCTGCCCATTTTTCATCTCTACCAGGAATTTCCCAGTATGGAATAAAAAGAGGAACGAAACCATTTCGTCCATTTTCAGCATCATTCCAAAATTTCCAGAAATGATTATAGCCGAGGGGAGTAGAACTTAAAAGAATTTTAGTGGTTTGACCAGCAGAAATTGTTGGATAAACAGAAGTGAAGAATTCTTCAGCTACGTTGTTTGGAATAATTGCAGCTTCGTCAACATATAGTAAGTTTACTGATTTACCACGAATACCAGACTTACCAGTTGCAGCAGTAAATACCTTACTTCCATTTTCTAATTCAATGTCACCTTTGTTCCAAGTAAGCACACCTTGTTGCATCCATTTTGGAAGCATCTCATACATCGTTTGATAACGATCTAAAACTTCTCTTGCTGCATCTTTTTTGTTAGCAAGAATGGCTACGTTTTTATTTGGTTGAAATAATGTATACCAGAGAATATAAGCAGCTGATGTCGTCGTCTTACCTTGTTGACGACCTTCCATAAGAATAACACGACGATTACTATGAATTACATCAATCTTTTTCTTTTGGCAATCATACAATTTAAATAATTGTAATCCATGATCTAGTGTAACAATATAGCAGTAACTTTCAATAAAGTAGATAGGATCTTGCGAACATTTTATATACTCTTGAATATTTTCTGGAGTAAATTCAACCGAAACTCCTACTGCCTTTAAATTCGCATTAGCATTATAAATTTCAGCCATAATTAAAAATTATCTTCCCAGTTTTCTTGATCTACTGTAGCAGTAGTAACATCACCTTCTGCTGTGTATATTCTATTAGGATTACTAAAATCTTCATTTTGACCGATATTAGCATTAACTGTATCAATAACAGATTTACCACTAATTGGTCCAAACAGATTAACTTTCATTTGAAAATTTAATGTATGTGTAACAAATCGTCTTGTCTGAAAATCTCCATCGTATTCATCTTGTACAGAAACACTATTTAAAATAATAGGAGCGTCTATCTTAACATTCATATCTGGAACAGCATTAATTGTTAATGTATACTCTGGAGTAAATGTTGGTAGAATTTGTTCGATAATTTGTAAACCATCTTCTTGAGTTTTTGTTAAGATGTACAATGACAAATCAATATTATAAGGAACTGGAGTATACATTGTAGATACTAAACCAGTGCCATCACCACACTTAATTTGTTGCATACGATTTACTTTACGAGTAGGATCATATGAATAACCAAGTATTTCAAACGACATTCTTGGTAAAGTCACATATGTGTGATTATCAAGATTTGGATCTTGTTCGATACGAACTAACCATTTTTCTTTTGGTGCATATGCTAACGGCACTTGAATTCTTTGAACTGTAGTTCCAGTAACAGAATCACCTTGTTTTCTGTCAATGTAAATGTCGCTAAACAAACGACCAAATGCTACAATACTCTTGCGAATAATGCCATGATAAAATACTTGATTGTTTAACATTAATCGCCTACCTCACCAAATGGGTTAGTCTCATTAAATAATATATCTTCTGCTTGCTCTTTAAATTTATTATTGTCACCAAATGAATCTGGCATATCAATATTATTTTCTATTGTTGCAGTCGCTGCTGCGTTTGAGCCACCACCACCAGAAAATTGAACTATTGGAGCAGATGCATAACCAGTACCACCATTAGTCAAATCGACTCTTACAACTTTATTAGCATTTGCATCTGTTCCTAATACTGCTACAGCAGTTGCACCATATCCACTAGATGCTAAGAATGATACAGTTGGAGCAGATGTGTAACCTGATCCAGTATTCGTCACTTGTATACTAGTAACCTCGCCAAACTTAGATCTTGTTGTATTAGTTGTGAAGGATTTTAATGTTTCAAACTGATCTACTTCTGCAACACCAGTATCAATTCTTTCACTGCTATATTGAAACAATTCAACTTGTAATTTATATACATATAATTTACCAAGTTGATAAAATGGATCTTGATGTTGTACAAATTTAATTTCAAATAATCCACCAGTTAGTGGGAAATAAATTAAATCACCTTCGTTTGGTCGAGTAGGAATTGTTGTTTGTCCAAAACGACCAACCAATTGATCCCATCTACGACGAGCAACTACTAGTGTAGCTGACTGCTCCATCATTAAACCAAATTTTTGAATAAATGCACCTTGTCCCGCAAAACTATCTATATTTTCAAAATACATTTCTATTGGGAATGATGCTTTAAATTCTGATAGACGATCTTCACCAAGAATCTCGTCTTTTGATACTAACTTTCTTGGAATGTAGAAAAACTCTTGACCATAAATTCTTAAAGATTCAATGATCAAGTCTTCAACTAGATACTGCTCATTTCTCGTGCCATGAGAGAAATATACATTGGTTGGCATGAGTTATCCTAAGAAAAAGTCTAGAGGTGCTGATTTGTTTTGTAGTTCGTCTTCTAGTTCTTTAATTTCACCAGTTGCTTCATCATACAATTTATCACCATCTAATGTTACACCACCTGGAAGTTGAATTCCAGAAAACTTTTTAATATTAGTTGCCCACTGCTTTTTAAATAGCGCAGTAACATAATGTTTTAGCCATGCTTCATTCCACACTTTAGAAAATTGAGCTGGATCTAAAGCACGATATCCTTGAATAATAATGTAATCACCAAGAGGAATATCTTGTTGCCAATTGATATCTAAGTATAAACGATTTTGTGTACGATTAAATCTAAAAGATGTATGACCATTTAACTCTAAATCTAATAATGCTAGATGTTGCATTACAGTTTTATAATAAATGATAGATGTTGAAGTCAAATCATATAAATCATTTAATCTTAACTGATATTGAAGATCAAAAATGTTTTTCGAAGATGATGCCATACCAATACTTAATACTTTGGTGACACCATAAACTAGATCTGGAATTTCAATATACTTGTTGTCGTACTCTCGAAGAGTAATAGATGCTAATGTAGCTGTTGTTGTTCCATTACTAATTATTTCATTTGCAGCAAATGTACCAACAACATTTTTAACTAGCAGTAATGTTCCTGAAGATTCTCTAGTTGTTTCACGGCAAACTTCAGCAGTTGCGCCAGATATTTGCCCTGTGATTTTATCAGCAATCTGAAATGTATTTGCAACAGAAGTAGTTAATGTAATTTCTGAAGCACGAATCTGATGCTTCATATAAATTTGTTCAATACCTTCATAGTGGTATAGACGCCAATAATCTAATGCTTCGTCAATACGATCTTCTAATTGATCTTCATCGACGTTTATCTCAAGCACTGGTGCACCCAGTGCTCTGAGACAATACTGTTTTAATTGTTCTCTAGTTGCAACAGCCATTAGAATTCATCTCCAAGAGCAAGACCAAGAGCAAGAACATCATCACCGCCTGGAGTATTACCATAAACCATCCAAGTAGATCCACTGTAGATAAAATCTACTTTAGTTCCTGAGTAATTTAGAACTAAGTCAACAGAATCACCCATAATTGTATTACCATTTCTTGCGATAACTAATGGGTTTGCACTCCAGTTATCTCCATCCGCGATTGTAATCTGAGCACCAGCAGAGGCACTTGATGGCAGAGTAATTGTAAAAGATCCACTACTAGTATTCGCTAAAATAGATTCACCTAGATTGGCAGTATGATTTGATGTTTTGACTAACCATCCACCACCACCAGCAGCGAATGTAATTGTTTTGGCGACACCATCTGTTGCAATGGCTACGTTTGGACCAGCAACAAGAGTGAATGTGTCATTATTGTTACTAGCTGTAACTGTATCTTGACCAGCAACCGCGATATTTTTGAAGATGTTTTGTGTAGAACCCTTATCACTATTGGAAATAGTAACTGCACCAGAACCATTATAAGAACCACCAGATAAACCACTACCGATTGTTAGAGTTGCTAAATCTTGACCTAGTGAAATTCCTGATATTGTATAATTTGCTAGTTTAGTTATTGCGATAGCAGCATTTGCATTAATGTCAGCGTTGACAATAGTGCCATCTGCAATCATTGTAGAAGTAACTGTTCCTACATCGTTAGAACCAACAAGCGTACCAGTAGATGGTAATGATACAGAAGATCCACCAGCAGCAGTTGCTACAGTTAGATTACCTGTGTTAAGTGTAATAGTTCTAGAACCATTATTAATACCAGTGCCACCATATGTTGGACTAACAATAGTACCTTGCCAAGTACCAGTTGTGATAGTTCCAACTGTAGTTAGTGATGATGTGATTACATTAGAACCTAATGTAGTAGCAGATAAAACAGATACGCCATTAATTTCGTATTGTTTACCAACAGCAAGATTGAAATCTTCAGAAGAAGTCCATCCTACAGAAGACCATGTAATACTTTTATCTGTAGAACCTTTAAGAGTAATACCACCACCATCAGCAGTTAAATCTGATGGTGAACTTACAGAGCCAAGTTCAATATTTTTATCGTCAACTGAGATTGTAGTAGAGTTAACTGTAGTAACAGAACCATTGACAGTTAAATCACCAGAAACAACTAAATCTTTATTTACTGTTACAGTTCCACCATTTGCAGAACCAAGATTAATATTAGTTGTAGAACCTGTATCACCACCAGTACCGATATTAACAGTTTTTGTTAGACCGCTACCAGTTGCAGCAATGGCAATGTTTATTGTATGACTATCTGAAGCACTATTATTACCGATATTTAATGTAGTAGGGGTAGAAAACGCAGTAAATGTAGTGCTAGAAGAATCTATACTAGTAGTAATAGATGGTGATACTAGGGTTTTATTTGTTAGTGTTTCAGTCCCTGCTAATGTAGCAAGAGTTCCACTGGCAGTTGGCAATAATAAAGTAGCACCATTATTATAAATGCTACTGCTTGTTAAATCTAGATTATCACCAGCTGCAAGTTCCCTGACAGTTTCAGAAACTGCATCTATAATTAACGGAAAACGATTAGCCATTAAACTAGTACCCCTATATTTTGTGTTCTACCATAGACTGTTAATTGCCCACTAGAAATAACAATTGGAGTGGCACTACTTGGTGCAACATCACCTCTTTTATATACTAAAAATTTAGATGATGACGCTGTGCTCTCAATAGTAATTGTGTTTGCATCAGTCCTTGTAATATTTATGTTTGATCCTGCAGTAAGTTTTACATCATCTACTGAAGAATCTGATCCAGAAATTCTAATCTTAGCGCCAGAAACATCTGTTTCTGCTGAAATAGAATAAGTTGTATTTACTACACTTTCTGTTTCAGTTGTATAACCTGTTACATGACCAAAAGTGTCAAATGTAAGACTATTGACATATGTTCTATTTGATGCAGATAAGTTTGAAACTGAAGATGTATCAGCATGAGATATAGTAAATGATGTACCTTCTCCTGCACTTCCTGATACTATTATACCACTACCAGCAACCACTTCAGAAGCATAATTTCCAATAGTATCTGTTCCAAGAGCAACAGAGTTTGCAGCAATCGTTGCATTTAATGTTCCGTTTGCTAAGTCTGTTAATGTAACTGAACCAGTTAAATCACCAGCCAACGTAATTGTTGGAGACACACCAGTGATTGTTGGAGAAACAAGAGTTTTATTTGTTAAACTCTGTGTTCCGCTTGTAGTGACTAATGGAACTAAATTGTGAGTTAATGTTCCAGAAATAATATTATAATTACCATTGCCTTGTGTTCCGTCACCACCACTTGCAACAACTCTTACATCAAAAGTTGTTGATACATTTCCAGTTTTATAATCTATAACAGCATTTGAACCAACAGATGAATATAAAATTGATCCAGAAATTGTTGGAGAAGATAATGTTTTATTTGTTAGTGTTTCAGTTCCTGATAGTGTAGAATATCCAACATCATTTGTAAATTCAGATAATGCTGTTGGAAATACTACAGAGTTCCCTGTAACATTTGTAATTCTACCATACTGATCAACAGTGATTGTAGGTATTGAAGTACCAGAACCATAAGAACCAGCAGTGACACCAGAAGAAGATAATGATAAAGTTCTATTTGCAGAAAGATCACCACCACCAGAAAGTCCTACGCCTGCAGAAATAATAGTTGATTTATCTGCTTTTGTAGATAGATTTGTAGTTACAGTAGAAGCAAAATTAGAATCGTCTCCTAAAGCAGCAGCTAATTCATTTAATGTATCAAGCGCTGCAGGAGCAGTATCAATTAGATTAGATATTGCAGTATTGACATAAGATGTACTTGCAGCATTTGCTATATCAGTTACATCTAAATTATCAATTCTTGTACCAAGAGCAGATTCAGCACTTGTTGCTCTAGAAATTTCTGCATTTAAATTATTTGTTAATGTTGTATCAGCAGCTGCACGAGTTGTTGCTTCCGTATTGATATTATTTTGTAAAGTAGTATCTGCTGATGTTCTAGCGATAGTTTCATTTGAAATATCTGATGCAACTGATGTAATACTATTTGTTAGTGTTTGTCCAGAAATTGTTACTGTATTTCCAGATACAGATGTTGCGATACCACTAGCACCAACAAATGATAGTGTGTCTGATAGTAAATCAATTGTATCAGAACCAGCGTCACCATCAATAGAAAGATTTGTTGCAACAGAAGCAGTAGTAACTGCAGTTATCTGACCTTGTGCATTGATTGTTAATACAGGGATAGCAGTTGCTGAACCATAAGATCCAGCAGTAACTCCAGTATTAGAAAGCGAAATTGTTACTGCCGAAGAACCATCATACAAAGAACCAGATAAACCAGTTCCGATGGTAAGAGCGTTTGATGCTGTTGCAGTAATTGTAGTAGAACCACCCAATGAAACAGATTGTCCATTGATAGTTACAGAACTATTTGCTAGTTTGGAATTAGATATTGATGCGTTTGTTAGGTTTGATAAATCTTTTCTAAGGATTTCAAAACCACCAGCAGTAGAACCATCATGAAGTCTTAATGCATAGTTAGTTGTGTCAACTGTAAGTTCAGCATTAGCACCAGTAAATGTATCGTGCTGTAAAGCTGTACCTCTTCTAAGTTGAATCTGAATTGACATTATTAATCCTTATTACGCTATTGTTCCGCCATCTACTTGGGCGAAAGTGTTTACTGGGTCAACTATTGATCCTGCATCTAAGTATGGTGAACCACTTGCACCATCTGCACCTGCAGTAAATGCTTGTACTTGATTACTATTATTTTTAAAGTATAGTTTACCATCAGTGTAGTTAATCGCTAACTCACCGTATTCTAAGTCAGTTGGTAATGGGACTTTAGCCGCAACAGACGACTTTTTAAGTAAAACCTTGTTTGCCATTCTATACCTTAAAAAAGGATTTCACAAAGAAAGGGTAGTAAAAACTACCCTGTTTATTTAATACGTACCACCATCAATATTAAAACCATCAATCGAAGATGTTCCTGCGCCAGCACCTGTTAGATTTGCTAGCATGCTCACGTTTCCAGAAACGCTTAATGTTGATGATAATGATGTCGCACCACTAACAGATAATGTATTAGTTAGGGTAGTTGCACCATTTGCTGCAAGAGTTGTAAACGCACCAGAAGAACGAGTAGACGCACCAATTGGTGTGTTATTAATTGTTCCGCCAGAAATTGTTAGGTTTTGTGCGATATAAGCAGCATCAATTACATCAGCGTTCCAAACACCAGTAGTAATTGTACCTAGTGTTGTGATAGATGTTTGACCAACATAAGTCGCAGCGATATCAATAGAATCTGCACCAACTGTGATTCTATCTGCAGTTCCACCGACTGATAGAACACCAGCGCTGTAAGCTAAACCATTGCCAGCTACAGAAGATTTTAATTGTAATGCATCGTTAGCAATTTCAATACCACCAGAAGCTGCAACAACAACGTCTAACTGATTACCAGTCTTAGTAAGAGCATCACCAGCAATAATTTGTCCTGCACCAGAGAATTGTGTGAATACTAATGGGTCAGTTCCAACTGTCTGTGGATTATTAGAAGTAATAACGAAACCAGCATCAGCATTTGTAGAACCTTCTTCAACAAAGAAGAACACACCAGCTGTGACTTCATATGGTTCGTCAAAATCACTTGCACGAGACCAAGCACCAGCTGCAACAACATAAACGCCATTTTGAGACGCTGTTGTTTGATCTTTAACTAAAACACGATCACCAGCTGATAGAGAGACTCCATCAATAGTTTGTACGCCACTTAGAGAAATATTTGCAGTAGTCGCAACACGAACAGACTGTTTAACATCTAGACCAGAGCGTGCTGCATCAACATATCCTTTTGTTGCAGCATCAGTAGCATTTACTGGCTCAGCAAGGTTGGTAATCTTATTACCACCAAGAGAAATATCGCTATTAAATGTAGCAGTTCCAGCAACAGTCAAATCACCATCAGTGGTTGTGTCACCAGTTACTGCATCTATTTCAAATGTAGTTCCAACTCTTAAATCGCTAGTAGTTTCTAGTGTACCACCAAATGTAGCATTACCAGTTACACCTAATGTACCAGCAACAGACGCATTACCACTTAAAGTAGAATTTCCAGTAACACTTAGTGTTCCAGCAACAGAAGTATTACCAGTGGCAGAATCTACTGTAAACTTATTAGTATTAACAGAAAGATTTCCTGTTACTGCTGCAGTTCCAGTAACTGAAATATTTCCACCAACTGAGAGATTATTAGATAGTGTTGCTGCGCCAGTGACACCTAATGTGCCACCAACTGTAGTATTATTTGTTACTGATAGTGTACCAAATGTAACACTACTAGTAGTACCAACGTCCTGACCAATAGAAATTGTTAGTTCATTGTCAGTGATTGCAGTTGTGACACCAGTACCACCAGTAAATGTTAAAGTGTCTGATAATAGATCTACTGTATCAGTACCTGTATCGCCTGCTAATGATAGAGTTGTTGCAACAGAAACTTCACCAGCAGCAGTTAAACGACCTTGTGCGTCAACTGTAAAAGTTGGGATAGCAGTTGCTGAACCATAAGATCCTGCTGTAACAGAAGTATTGTCTAATGCTACTGTTACTTGATTATTTGTAACAGATGTTGATAGACCTGTTCCACCAGTAAATGCTAAAGTATCTGATATTAAAGAAACCGTGTCAGTACCAGAATCACCAGAAATAGAAAGAACAGTTGAGACAGAAACTTCACCAGCAGCAGTTAATCTACCTTGTGCGTCAACAGTAAATGTTGGAATAGCAGAAGCAGATCCATAAGAACCAGCAGTAACTGATGTGTCATCTAAGTCTAGTGTTGTAGTGCCAGCAGCGTCATCATAAGTAGCTGTAAGCGCTATGCCACCTATAATCTGTCCACCAGTTACGTCTTGAATAAATTCTGTTAATGATGTGTTTGCATCAGTATACAGATTTGTGATAATAGTCTTACCAGTACCATTAGGTGTGATAAGAATATCACCATTTGTATTGGTAGAACTTAATGTGTTTCCGTTTAGATCTAAATTATCAACTTTTAAGTTGTCTAATTTAGAATCGCCATCTACGACTAAAGCGGAATTAGCAGTTAGAACACCTTTTGTGTGGTCCAACATATCGGTAAAAAACTTACCACCGATAACAATATGGTTAGCAGCATTACCAGCAGTCTCTGTTCCAAGACCGATGTATAATCTATCGCCACCATTAGAGCCATTATCTTGTAAACCTGAGTATGCTAATTCACCAGCAGCAAGGGTACTAGGATTACCGCTTACTGTGGAACGCTTAATTCGAATAATAGATGCCATCTTTTAATTCTCCGTTAAAATTCTCCGCCTTCCATATTCTGCGCATCTAGCGTAGTGGTGGCTGTCCATTTATTTGTTATTGTTCTATAGACTAAAACAGAACCATCGTTTTTACCTTCAGATGTCATATCAATATCACCAACATCGTCTAATGTGTTTAATACTGCAGGGTTTGTTAAATCACTAGTTGTAAATAATGTTGCAGTATTTTCTGACGATGTTACAGTCAGATTAGATAAACTATCGTCTTCAACTACAGCTATAATTTCTGCCATTTTAAATCTGTGTAATCTGAGGTGTTACTGTAACAATACCTTCAACAACCCTAGTCTTTGTACCGATTGGTGAAGTTATTTCGACATCATATAACCATCTTCCTGCTGGAATGGCTTCAGATTGAGATGGTGTTAATTGTAATCGTATCTTACCATTCGCAGCATCATGAACAGATGCATTAAATGAATAAGATGTACTAGATTGATATGATTTTCTTAATTGAGAGGCGACAGTGTACCCAGTCAAATCTAATGGAGACCCATTAGATGCAGTGACTGAGATAATGTTGCTGTATGTTGATCCAGCGTCCACATATAGATTGCCGATGGTTGCCATTCTGGAATTTCCTAATCTTTATACTTCTTTATTTATAATTCCAGAGAATGCAAATAAAAATCCCTCCATAAGGAGGGATTTTATTTTTAGAATAAGTTAACTTATTCTGGTGCTTCTTCAGATTCTTCTTGTTCTGGCTGAACCAAATCAATTCTACCCTGAGAAACGCTCCAAACATAATTAAAATCTGGATTAGAAAAAGTTCCATCAGCATATTCCCAACCAATACCGATTGGTGCATCTGCGATTTCTACAAATTCAATACCTTGTTGATTAATGTCAGTTTGTGCTGGAACATTATCGTAGACTGCTACGTTTTCGATAATACCATTTCTAATAATTGCTACATTGTGTGTCATTTAAAATCCCCTTTTTACCAAAGTCCGTAAATTTCTTCAACGATAACAGAACCAGTTGAACCTGATTGTCCATGTCCACCACCAGATCCATAAATTCCTTTACCTGGTTGGCTAGATCCGCCACCACCTAGTCCACCACCAGCTCCAAAATATTGAAAAGATCCTGATCCTGGGTTGTATCCACTTTCACCTTGTGGAACCCAATATGGTCCATAAGAAAATTGTGTTCCAGAAATACCGCCTTGTCCACCATAAACAATTGCTCCAGAACCTGAACCAGAACCACCAGATCCTCCAGAATTCGTTCCGCCTGCACCACCACCAGTAGCTGCAACGTAAGAACCAAATGAAGTAGTGCCACCGCCAGCTCCAGAACCACCACCTGCGCCAACAGTAACTGTAACAGTAGTACTAATTTCTGAAATATCTAAAACACGAACAGCTATACCTCCAGCGCCTCCGCCAGAGTTTGATCCGCCACCACCGCCACCACCGTAGCAAGTAACACGTAAACGCTTTAGATCATTCTTACCAGTTGTAGAATATGTTGATGCGCCAGCAGTTGTAAAATATTCTGTACGAGTCCAACCGCGCGGACGATCTTCTCTAGCAGATGGAATACCACCAGCAGTAACACCATCATGAACGATTGTTACGTCTTTATCTGTATCTACTGTGACTTCTCCTAACGCTCCTGTAAATGCAGCGTGCTGAGCAGTAGTACCTCTTCTTAATTTAACTTGTTTTGACATAGTGTAATTCCTTATACAAATCCGTAGAATTCTTCAACAATAACAGAACCTTGTGCGCCACCTGCTCCTGATCCACCACCACCACCACGAATACCATTACCACCTGTACCTGATCGACCACCACCGAAACCGCCACCAACCATACGACCAGCAGAATATGATGAGTTACGTGCTGGATAGTTAGAAGATTCTCCTTGACAAGCACCTTGTCCACCTAGTATATATACAGGGTTTCCAGAAACGCTACCGCCACCGCCACCGCCTGATCCACCAGATCCACCACTATAACCAGAACCAGCACCGCCACCAGTTGCATTAATGTATGTACCAAATGAAGTAGTGCCACCGCCAGCTCCAGAACCACCACCAGAACCAATAGTAACTGCTACGTTTGTAGTTAAATCAGTAACTTCTAACACAACTTGTGTAATACCACCACCACCGCCACCAGATTGTCCACCACCACCACCGCCACCACCGTAGCAAGTAACACGAATACGTTTTAAATCTGTTTTTCCTGACAGTGTCCATGTTCCACTAGAAGTAAAAATTTCCATTCTAGTCATACCACGTGGACGATCTTTTCTTAATAGAGGAATACCACCTGCTGTAGTTCCATTATGAACTACAGGAACATCTTTATCTGTATCTACAGTTACTTCGCCTTCAACGCCAGTAAATGTTGCGTGTTGCGCAGTAGTACCTCTTCTAAATCTAACTTGTTTTGACATTTTAGTTATCCTCTATTATACATATCCATAAATTTCTTCAATAATAACACCACCAGAACCTCCTGATGCTGTTGGTCCGCCACCAGATCCAAATAATCCTTTTCCAGCCTCACCATATCTGCCACCACCCCAAGGACTACCACCACGACCTTGTGCAGAACCTAAACCGACACCAGATACACCTGATTGTGCACCTAAATTGATAACACCAGTTCCTGAAGCAGAACCTGGAATAGATGATGCAGACTGGCTTCCTTGGTTACCAGCACCACCACCAGAACAAGAAATAAAGGTACCAAATGAAGTAGTACCACCACTAGCGTTTTGTCCACCGCCAGCACCAATAGTAACAGCAACAGTAGCTGGTAGTGAAGTTGCTTCGATAGTTACAATACCTTGTCCACCTTGAGCACCACCAGAGTTATCACCACCACTTCCGCCACCGCCACCGCCGCCTGATGCTAAAACACGAATGCGTTTTAGATCAGTTTTACCAGAAATACTGTATGTGCCTGATGAAGTAAAATATTCGACTTTAGTAAATCCACGTGGGCGATCAGCACGAGCAACAGGAATACCACCTGCAACTACGCCATCATGAACGACTAGTGCTTTTTCATCAGTATCTACTGTAATTTCACCAGCTGGACCAGTGAATACGCTATGTTGCGCAGTAGTACCTCTTCTAAATCTAACTTGTTTTGACATGTTTATTTCCCTATTCTATATTATTTACCAATAAATTGGATAGTCATCTGTGACAAGTTTGGATGGTTATAGTCATAGGCTCTAACAGTTCTATTAACTAGAGAACCGACACCATCACACATTGCATATAATCTTAGAGTTTCATATTTCTTTAGGTAAACAACACGATTTGCATAAACTTCGTTGTTTGCAAAAGTAGTTGTGGTATTATCCATTGGAGACTGGCTACCACCTAACATGAAATACACATCATTGTCAGAGAAGATAGAAAGGTGTACTAGATACCAACCTTCGAAGTTAGTAGTGAAATAACCACCACTAAATGTGCCAAGACGTGTATCAATCAATCTTGCGCTGCTAAATGGGATTGGTGTTGGAGTACCCTGTGGGACTAAAGTATCACTAGTTTTTAATAGATGCACTAGACCTTGCTGAGAAGAGTTCATATTCTCAAAGTCTAAGTTATTTCTATGTGCAGCTAAATGTTTAACACCAGCGCGAGTGACACCATCATAAACTGTAAATGTAAACCATGTTGGGTCGATATAGATATCACCCTGAGAACCTTTGTTAACTAATGACAGTTGGAACCAATCTTCAGTGCTATCTACTGGAGAAGTGATTAAATCAAAGTCTTCTGTTAGGTTAACAGCTTCTGTTAGAGTAGAATAATCTTCTATATCTAAAGTTTCAACACCAAGAGTGTTAATTTGGAAATTTGGGTTTTGTGCAGTAGAAAGAGTAACCCAAGATGTACCATTGGAGTAGTAGACTCTTTCAGTGTCTTGCACATAAACAACTCTACCAGTGTTTGTTGCAGCAGCTGGTAGGCTTGAATATAATGCATATGTTGTCATAACACCATTGTCTAATGACTCTAGTGCTTTAGCCAAATAGATGACTTCTTTACTATCACTGCTGCTAGTAAGAGCATTCAGTTTAGCCTGAATTACTGTTTCTAATGATGAGATATTAACTGGCATTTATTATTCTCCGATCTTTTCTGACCTTTTATTTATAAACTCATAATCGCTATGGTTAATGCTTCGTCCAGTGCTGGACCAGCAACTGAGTCCCACTTTGTACCATCATAACCCATAAACAGATTTCCTACGAATGCAACCATGCCAACTTCTGGAGATGGCAAAGCAGTATCTCTTGCGGAAGCGTCTGTATAAAAGGGAACTTTTAGGTAGGATGCGCCTGTATTTCCTGGATTTTGTTCCAGCGATAGGCTTAGAAATTTACCGTTTTTACCGTCATCTACGACGGTGACATTTTGAATCTTTAATGCCATCTTCGCTCCCTTTAGAACTCGGCTGTTATAGAGTTATTTATAACTCTTTTGATTTCAAATTCTGAATTTCTTGATCTAATTCTTTAACTGCATTAATTAAAAATGCAATTAAACCAAGATAGTTGACAGACTTTTCATCTTTTTCTTCTTGAACTAATTGTGGAATAACAAGTTCTAGTTCTTGAGCCATAACACCAAAAGAATCTTTACCAGTTTTAATCCAAGTAAAAGATTTTCCTTCTAGTTTTCTAACTGTTTCTAATGCATTCTGAATTGGTGCAACGCTGTGTTTTAGTCGCATATCAGAAGAAGAATTTAAGTTTGCTGCAGTGATGTCACCACTAAACACATTACTTGCTGCATCTAAACGAGGAATATTAGAACCAAGTGTAACTGAAATGTTGCCTGCAACACCATCTGCGTTTCCGATAATAACTTCGTTTGTCGCGCCTGTTAATGCTCTAGTTGTCGCAGAACCCTCTGTTGTTCTAACAAGAATTCCATTAGTAGTTAGAGATGATAGAGCAGCTAGGTCAGTATCAAATGCTTGAACCTGAGAACCGATAGTTACACCTAAGTTTGCTCTTGCTACTAGAGCATCTGTTAAGTCACTAAGATTATTAGATCTTTCTAACTTATTATTGTTAAGACTAATAAAGTTATTATCAATCTCAGTATTATTCAATGGTGCGTCTTTTCTAGTTACACCATCTACACCAGTTGTTCCAGTTTGTCTTGTGGTAATTGCAGCCATTTAATTATACCTTGATATTAAGGTTTTCTAATTTTTCTATAATTTCGTCAACATTTGCTACATTGTTAACGACCTTAGTTAAATCTTTGAGATAATCTCTTTGCTTGATAGCAGACTTTAAAGTTACTTGGTCATTAGAAATCATTGCGTCTCTAATGACAATATCGTTTGCTGCATATAGTTCTTTTCTATATTGGCGAATTTTAACCTTTGCAATATTTTTAGCCTTTTCAAGATCAATTTTAACTTTAGGTTGACCTGGACTATCAAAATCTGCAGTAAGAGCATCTCTAAAAATTTCTAAATGTTCTGTTTTTGGCAATTGTTCGCTATCGATCATAACAGAAGGAAGACCTACTGGAACTTGCTGTTGTAGATCTACTAGAGATATATTTTTAGCTCCAGAAATAATAGCAACGATACCATCTTGTTGTAGATATAAAATATGTTTCATTTCTTAACCTTAGTTAAACATTGCAACTCGAACAACACCATTATTGACGCCTGCTACAGTACCACCACTAAATGCTGCTGTTAGTGTGTAGACAACTAAAGCAGTAGCACTAGAATTGACGAATGTCATAAATCTTCCTGCTGTTGTTCCACCACCACCGCACATACCAAACGCTACAAAGTTTGCATTACTAAATGTTCCAGAAGCGATATTAATTGTGTACTGACCTGCACCATTTGATGTGACACTATTTACATTATTACTTGCTAAAATAGAACCATCAGATCCGTTAAACACAACCCATGCTTTAGCTAAACCAACTACAGAATTAAACTTATTATCAGTATAAACTTGTTGAGCAGCATCACCTGTATCTACTGCAGATTTAACAAACGCTGTAGTTGCGATTTGTGTAGTATTATTTCCAGCAGCTGCAGTTGGCGCAGTAGGAGTTCCTGTTAAAGCAGGACTAGAAATTAATGATATTGTTGGATTACCACCAGTAAAATCACTGTTAGTGATATTAATATTTGTGCCAGCAACAAGCGCTGCTGTAGTTGAAGTACCAGAACCAGTTTTAACTACGACACCATTGTTAGATAGTGCAGAGATGGAAGATAAAATTGGCGCAAAACCTTGAATATCAGTACCAATATTTAGACCCAAGTTAATTCTGGCGATAGTAGCAGAACTTGCTCCAGTACCACCACTAGAAACATCAATTGGATTGATGCCTGTAATATTTCCACCAGTAATATTAACGCTGGCAGAGTTTTGAGAAGCCATATTTCCAATAGACAATAATGTTTTAATAGCATCTACTGTTGTTACACCAGTACCACCATGCTCCACAGTAACCACGCCACTGACATTAGTTGCAGTACCTGTCCATGTACCGATACCATTACCTGTAATATTTCCAGTAACATTACCGACTAAATTTGCGGTAACAGTAGTTGCTGCAAAATTACCAGATGAGTCTCTTAATACCAGAGTGTTATTGGTGTTAGTTGACGCAATATTTTTACCCTGCACTCTATCTGCGTCTAAACCAGAACCAGCACCATCGACTGATAAAATTTTTGCAAGCACATCTGTTGCAGTGTAAGATGTTATATCTAACTTACCACCTAACTCAGTGTTTAGGTTGTTGATGTTAGCATCTGCTTCGGCAATAGTTAAAGGGCTACCTTTAGTGCTTCTTAAGAAAATGACTGCCATTATTGACCTTTGTTTAGTAACGCAATTAAGATATTCTTAATTTCTGCGATATCAGTTTTTATACTTTCGATATCATCAGTGTTCTTTTTTACTTCTTCATTAATTTTTTGATGAGTTCTTCTCTTGTTCACATAATTTTCATAATCAATCTTATTAGTATTTATGATAGCTCCACTACTCATATCTCGAACAAGAGAATCTTTACCTTCTATTTTTAGAAAATTATTCATTATGCGCAAGCGATAATACGTAGATCTTTAATGCGTGGAACTTCAGAACTATTCTTAGATTTCATAACAAGTTTCACTTGGACCGCATCAAATGATTCGATGTTATCTTTGGAATAAGAAACATCAAAGAATTGATTGCTTCCATTTGTAGCATTAATAATAGGAGCATCTGGATCTAGTTTAGTGTATGTTAATGTATCAAACGATGATGTAGATCCAACTACAGCAGTTTTATACCACACCTCAACAGTAGCATCTGAAGGTAGATTTACTGCGAATCTAATCTTTAAGAAGTTAGAAGCATTTGCAAAATTGATCTTCTTAGTTACATATTTACTGTATGTTGAAGAATCAAAAGATGCAATTTCATCAACAAAACGCTCTTTCTGTGTAATTGTGACATTACCAGTGACTGCTGCTGGTGCTTCAGAGAATGTTATAGAAGATCCATCAGCAGCGATATCTGTGATAAGTCTAGTGCTTTCTCCAGAAGATGCACCAGCAATAATCATATACTTTCCAATGCTAGCAGATAAGAATGCTTCTTTTGTAGCAGTATCAGAAGTAGTAATAGTATTACCAGAAATGCTAATATTAGCTGAATTAGAAACGATGACATTACTATCTAATGCCACTACGTTCATATTAACTTCTGATGGGTCATTAACTTTGTTTGTGAATACAATCGCACTGGTTCTATGTGTGTCGATAATAGGAGACAATGCATCATTAGTTGTGGACATTGTCACGTTCATTGTTAATGATTTATTACCAGCTAGAGAATTAGTCTCATTAATTTCAGAAGCAATCATTCTTGGTGCTTCAAAGAAATTATTTTCATTCGCAAGAACAGGAGTAAATGAAGATTCCTGAACATATGCATTTTGAGTAGTTGAATCTACAGACTTACCAGTAGTTGTTTTCAATCCAAAGTTAATTACAGTATCAGAGAATCTCTGAACTTGAACAGATGGTTGAATACCGTCAATCTGAATATTTCTAGTTGCTCTAACAGAAGAACCACCAACATAACCAGAAGCATTAGCATTAGTAGAAACTGTAATAACGTAACTGTCTAGATCTACATCGCTAATGATATGAGTTGTATTAAACTCAGAACTTGGAATATTATTGATAGTTCCAGAAACTCCACTTATAGTAACTCTAGAACCTGAAGGCATTCCATGTTCTTTCTGCCAAACTCTAACCTTATTAGTGCCAGATCTAGTTTCAAATGGATCCTGGAATAGAGTTTGTTGAGGAACAACGTCGTTAACATATTCTATGTTTCCAACAACACCAGTCTCAAATCTTGCACGATATAGAGTGAATTTTAGATCTTGAGTTTGGTCTGCAGTCCATGTAGAAGCGTTTTGTGACTTAAACAGAGAACCAAGATATGGCTGCTCAGAAATTGTTCTAGCAGTTCCTGGCATCTGATCACCGATCTGAGAGATCCAAACTTTATAGTTATTTGAATCAGATGCTAGAACGATACAGTACTCAGTGTTCTCTTCAACATATACTGGAGATGGGAAAACAAAAGAAGTTGGTGTATCATACTTCGCTACAGTTGTTCCATCTAGGTTTACTGTATTTGTTGAGATATTAACTTGCTCTGGATTTAACTTAATGCGAGAGAATGGTAGAACACGTTTTCCTGGATAACCATTTACCATTTCTCTAATTTCTAGAGTTACAGGAATAGCTGAATCTTTTGTTGCAAAGAAAATATCAACTTTTGATAGGAAACATCCACCACGTTGCTCGATTAAGAATGACTGTGCTAGTGGATCCCACCAACCAGTATCAGAAACTACTCTGTCTGTAGTTTGAGTGATAACTCTATTCTCAACAACACGCTCTTCAACAATCTCTGCGTTTCTAACAGCATTAACTGTTTGTTGTCTAGTTTCAAGAACACCTTCAGCGCGATAGTTTGCACGACCACGAGAAGTAAATTCTCCATCTGCAGTAGCAGCATCGATTAATTTAAATTCTCTAGTTCCACAACGGAAACGTACAGCGTCAGTATTTGGAATATTAAACAGTAGTTGAATGTCACCATTAAAGTTTGATACAAGGTTAGCACCAGTAGTACCAGAAGCAATAGTAGAAACAGTACCTGTTGCAGCAGAAACAGAACCAGTAATAGTTTCAGTTGGACTAAATGTTCCAATAACATTTAAAACATACAACGCATATGTTTCAGTATCTGGATTATATTCTTTTCCAACAAGAACACCAGTTGCTCCAGATGTAGAACCAGTAATGATGTCACCACGATTTAAACAAACTTGTGTATCACCATTTACTCTTCTGGCTGCTGCTGAAGCCAAACCACCTACGTTAGTTTCAGTGTCAAACGCACTATGTTGTGCATATTTCAACGCAGAAGTAGCACCTGTTGGAGTATAAACAATTTTAGTGGCTGGTGTGCAATAGCTGGTTATAGCGATATCGTCGAAATATGGATAGAATCTTGTATTTGGTTTTAGTCCACGTACCTGAACTAAGACATTACGACTACGGATATATGGAATAGCTGCAGTTGATAAAACTCGATCATTGACAATCTGTCTATCGATTTTTGCAACAACAGTAGACTTAACGCCAGTTCTTTGCTGCCCTAATTCTACAGCAGTAGTTTCTGCAGTTATTTGACGAGCATTACCCCAAGATGTGATACCAAAACGCTGCTGAACTTCTGCTTGAGATAAACGAACATCACCAAACCCAGAAGCCCAGTTACTACCAAATGTATAAACAACACGACCAGTGTTAACAGGTGCACCAGACCACTGAGTTTGCCAAGCATTCCAAACAGTTCCAAGAACACCAGCCTGTTCAGCCATGTTCTTAATAGATTCAAAATTACCTTCTACGTTATTAACAATGTCTGGACGACGATCGATTTCAAACCAATCATCAGAAGATGGGTTTAGTTTAACATCACCTAAGAAAGTGAAAACTGCAAATGGATTGATGTTTTCTAATCTAGAAGCATATGGTTGTTCGATTAATTTAACATCTTCTACAACTGGAAGAGTTATAACATCGCCATATAATTTGTAGTTAGATCCTGCGCGTTGAGTGTTATTAGAATTTTTCTCTAACAGATTGATATTCTGCATAGCATAGAATGGTCTTAACTCTGCAGCTTCCATGTCGATAGAGCAAATATAATCTGGAGAATTTGTATCACCAGTATTATGACCTTGGAAATTATCTACAATAAATCCATTCTTAAATCTAGTATCACCATTAGAGTCGATAACATCTAATGATTCTGTTTGCTGTTCTAATAGCGATAGAGAAGTATAATATTCTAGATTGTCAATACGCTTTTCTAACTTACCAATATCGCGCATTGTATAACGTTTATTGTCTAGTCTATTAACTTGAACATTATTGCTTAGAGTGCCAAATGTATATGGCTCTAATGTTAGATTATACAACACAAGACCAAGTTCTGGATCTTGTGGTTCACCAGGATTTAGAGATGGGACACCATCAATAGAGAAGAAATTGCCAGAAAAGTCCATAGCAATTTTAACTTTTCTTGGGAGATAGTATGTGAAGTCTGCGCTTACATCTATACCTCTCTTTGGAACTAATGAGACAGAAGCACCTGTTCCTGAGAAAGTTGTGCCAGCATCATCAATTCTTGGTCTAAAGTCGATGCAATCTCTTAACGATACATTTTGGAAATATGGAATAGCCTTGTAATCAATATTTGCAGGATATGAGTTTACTGTAAAATAATCGCCAGTAGAATGAGTGAAGTAATCAAACGTAATTTCAATAGGTGCTTCTGGTGGAGCAAAAGAATTCTTTAAGATCAATCTTGATTGATCATAGTGAGTATCTCTTTGTCCATTATCGAAATCATATCGATCGCTAATATCAATAGAATATGTAGCACCTGGAGACGCAAATGTTCCAGATTTCATTTTGACAGAAACTATTCTGTATGCATCAGCTTTACCAAGCAATAGAGTTGAAGATTGTGCAGTTGCTTTAGATGTAAATGCAACAGTTGCTGAAGAAACTAAGGTCTTTGTTTTCTCTGTTAAAACAGAACCACTCTTATTAACTGCAGCAATAACTTTAACTGCTCTGCCGTTTAATGCTGTTGATACGTTAATAACGCAACCAGAACCAGATGGAACGACGCTAGATGGATTAATGATTGCACCACCACTAGTTACATCATAATCAATAACAACATAATTGTCAGTTTCTGCTGCAGAAGCAAATGTTCCAGAAGCAGTAGAAATAGAAATTTGTCCAGATGTCACGCTACCTGTGAATGTTTCATATACAGTGTAGATAGTATCATTTGTTAAAAGAGAAGAACGAACGTCTTTAATTGCATAGTATGGTAACTGAAATACCAGTGGTGTGTTTTGTGGCTCTAGAATATCTGTAGAAATTCTATCAATAGTAACACCACTAAGATTAACAGCAGTATCTATAGTAATATTAGTTTGAGAAACAATACTCTCTACACGTCTGATGCTACCACCAATAGAAATATAATCACCAACAATCAAATCTGTTTCAAACGATGTGCCAGATCCAATAATTGTTGTTGAGGAAGAAGGTGTTGCAATGCTTCCAGAGAAAACAGAACCAACTAATCTTGTATTGACAGGAGAAATATCTGCAGTAAAGTTGATATTTGCATCGCCTCTACTAAAATAAACAGATTTAACTTTTCTGTTAAAGTCAAAGTTATTATTTAATTTAATATCAAATAAACCAAGTTTGTAAATTGATGCTTGAGTACCGATTGTTCCATTGTGCCACTCTAAAAATCTAACTCTCGCTGTTCCGATAACAGTAGAACTTGTTGGAGCAACGCCAACAGATGATGTGACTTTGTCGTATAAAGTGACTTCAGAGAATGTGTCTACTGGAGGAAGACCATTAATGTTTGTGATAAGAACATAGTTTCCTGCAGTAGTTGGAATAATTCCATTATCAACTTGAACGTAATCTCTTGCCTTTTCTACCTCAAGATATTCAGTAGCAATTTTTTCAAGTTCAAAACCCTGAATGTATGCTTTTCCTGGCTCTAATCCAACAGCTAGTTTTGCTTCTGCTGCTTGTTGAGTAGCTAAGTTATCGCTATTGTCTGGAAAATAGATACCACGATTGTAATATGGAGTTAAATTATATTCCCACTGAATTCCAGTATTACCTGGACCATCATACACTGAACCAGCAGTATGTGTTGGAGGCGTGCTTGAAGAAGATGTTCCAGAATTTTTCGCGACGTATGTATTACTAGAGTTAGTGACTACATCTCCGATTAGATAAACTCTACCTGATGTCCATGCACCACGATTATTATTTCTGTACTCGCGAACATCAATCTCAAATGGTTTAACTGTATAGTTACCAGACTCATCATATGTTCTTCTTGCTAATGTTTGCTCAAGAATAGAGTATTCTGTTCTTCTAGTTTCTTTTTGTACTTTACCTGAACTAATTCTTACAAGTTCAATAAAATCAGTATCATTAGTATCTGTTAATGATAACTTACTTAAAACAGCCTCGATGTAATAGCGATGTGCGCCTGGAGCTGCAAAGTTAAATGTATTTTGAGCGTTATCGAATAGAGAAGAATCGTCTTCTGGCGTGATAATCTTTTCAGTAGCAGTTAAACCAATTCTATAAGATGGTGTGTTAGAATATTTGTCAAGAACAATACTTTGCTCTTCGACTAAAACAAAATGTTCTTTTAGATAAAACACACCTTCAGTGATTGTAGCGATAGATCCAGCACCACAAGGAGATGATGAAAGTGCTTGGATGTTTGCAATAGAAGAGTCATCTACTACACGGAGAACAGCAGAAGCTGAGTATTGCTTAGTTATACTATTATCGCCAGAGTTAACATAACGAACAAATAATGTTGGAGCATCAGAGCCTTCTGCTTTAGAATAGAAAATTACTTTTGCTCTTAGACCTTCTGTTGTATCATCTGGAGCATCAGTAATAATTTTTCCAACATAAGATTCAAGAATAGTATCAGCTAGTACAGAGTTATATGTACTTTCTAATTTAATGTATGCAATTTTTGTATCAACAGAGATTTGTCCTGGAATAATCATTGCACCTTCTTTGAAGATGTGATCACCAAAACGAGAAATCTGATTTTGCAGAATAGTCTGCATCTGTGTTAGTTCTCTAGCCTGAACAGCATAGCCAGGACGATATAAAATTCTGTAGAATTTCTTAGACTCAGAAAAATCGTCGTAATATGGTTCAGTGTTAAAGTTAATTGCCATTGTTTTTTCTCTTTACTCTTAACTTAGAATTTTATAACAGTTCTTAATGTGACAGTTTCTGCGCCCGAAGGAGTGAAACCGCCTTTATTATCGATAAACATCATCTGACCAGAATATTTATCTACGTTTGGATAACCTACTGTTGCCACTGTGAATGATTGTAAATCATCATTTAAAAATGTATCATTAACTTGTGGAACATCATTATCTAATGACTGTAGTAGTACTGCAGTTGCTGTTGATGTTACTACTCGATATGCTTTTTGAATAGTTTGTGTAATATTGTTATTACCTGACGTAACATTCACAGATCTATTAACAAAAACTTTACTATCTTTTGGAAAATCTTCTGGATCAATACTAGTCGCTAACACAAAACATGCAGAACCAAGAGTGTTGCTATAAAATGATGTGCTATTATATGCTCTTGGGTTTTTGATAATTCCAACTTGACGATAGTCGTTGTTAATTTCTAAACCTTGATTCAAGTCAGTAGAGACATTACCATAAAACATTAAAGTTCTTGCAAATAATTCGTCTGGTGCGTTTTTACCATGTCCACCATATGGAGAAATAATTGCTCTTGCTGTAGCTGCATGTCCACTACCAGTGATAGTGATATTTGCATACGTATATCCACTACCTCTGTTGATAATATTTATCTTTGAAATACTACCTGTTACTGGATCAATTTCTGCAGTTGCTCTTGCATTAACTCCATCCCCTTCAATTAAAACTGTAGCATTCGCATAAGCATAACCACCACTAACAACTTTGATTGCATCGATTGTTCCTGATACCGTTAACATCTCATTATTTGCTTGGAGTGAATCGATATTACCAATATTTAAATTAGCTAACAACTCAGCACCTGTACCGCCACCATCTGAGATGACAGTTAGATCTGCAAAAGTATATCCAACACCAGCATCTTCAACAATAATTCCTGTAATTTGACCACTATCAATAACTGGGATCAGTTTTGCATCAGAAAGAGAAGTATATACAACAAATTCTGGATCAGTTGTTCTTGTTCCAGTGATAGTTATTTCTGGAGCAGTTTTGTAGCCAGATCCATATTTTCTAACAGATGTTGCTGATGCGCGTGTTCCAGCATATTCTAACACTGCAGTTCCATCTGTTTGGGAACCAGTAGTATGGGTTGGGGCAGTTGTTCCAGTAGTTCCTGCAGTAGTAACAGTATACAATCTATTTGAGTAGAATACTTGCTGATATAATTCGACAGCTGTTGACGCTTGCCACTCTTCTCCAATAATAATTGTAGGATCGCTAGTATAGCCTTTACCTTGATTGGTTATAGAAATGTAAAGAACACTTCCATTATGCATTTTTGCAACACCAGCAGCGCCAGTGCCACCACCACCTGTAAATGTTACAGTTGGAACAGAAGTGTATCCAGAACCACCAGTGACCATAATAGCATCTCTAACAGAGCCTATAAGGTTAACACCTGTAATAACTCCACCAGTAACAGTTAATGTACCAGTAGCAGTAGTTCCAATATATTTTAGAACAGCAGTGCCGTTTCTAACAATACCTTCTTTATGAGTAGGCTCGTTTAATCCAAGAGTTCCTGGAGTAATAACTTCATAGAAATCTTTTTCAGAGTTATATAACTTTTGACCCAAGAAAACAGAAGTTGATGCAAGGAATGGAGATGAGTTACCAACTGGATCAGAAAATGTTATAGTTGGTGAAGTAAACCCAGATCCACCATCAATCGGTGCAACAGTTTCAATATAAACTGGATCAGACTCTCTATAACCATCTCCATTAACAAGAATAGTTGCTGATGTATATCCAGCACCCTTGTTTAAAATAGAAATAGTGTCTAAAGAACCATTATTGTAAAATTGATTTGTTAAAGCACTGGTGACAGGAATTTGATCACCAGTTAAAAACTTATTTCTTAATCCGATTGGCACGTTATACATGTATTTCCAAACATATCCGTCAGAAAGAATAATTGGTTCGATCTGTGTTCCTGTTGGTTTTACAGTAGAAGGAGAATCGTTATTATTATCTAAACATTTATAAACATTAAACTCATCTGTCATCACATAGAAGATGCAATCTTCTAATTTTTGAGATCCAGATGGAGCAATATTTAAAACTGCTCTTAATACAGCACCAGAACCTCCACCACCTGTAACTGTTACTGTTGGTGGAGATGTATATCCAGTACCTCTTGAAACTAACTCAGTACCAACAATTTGTCCAGAACTACTATCTACAACTGCAGTAAACGCAGCCCCAACTCCGTCTCCTCCATTGATAGTAATAGTAGGCAATGTCACATAACCTGTTCCGCCAGAAATAACATCTAGCCCAAGAATTTCAGTATTGTATTCATCATCATACATGTCATAAATGGTACCAGCTGTCCAGTTATGATCTAAACCATTTCTAGTTCTTGGAATAACAAATGAAACATCGTTTGGCTTAATCTGCTTAAATGTTATGATTTCATTTCTAACATCTTGCTCATAAGCCAAACTGTCTGTTGGATATGGTGGAACATCATCATTAGCCCACTCCAATGTCTTTCCTAAGAAATAATAGTAAGACGAATTTCTGGTAACAATATCACGATAAACCCCTTCTGCAAGAGATTTATGTAATATTGTTTTTATAAGAGACGAATTGCCTGTAACTTGAGACATGTACTAAGCCTAATTTTAAAATTAACTTACTGTGATAACCCAAGTGATAGCAATAGTGTCACCAGCACCTTTATTGACAACTGGGAATGTTGTACGGCATAGCATTGTTGCTGCTGGAGAAGTTGCTCCGTTAAAAATACCTGCTTCAGTGATTGCGCCATCACCAGTACCTGCTGGGAAAGTAGCAGTGTAAGTGATTGTGTTGTTTGCAACAGAAGAACCAGATAGAGTAACTCGACCAGTTTGTGTAACTAGCTGAGTGTCTGTAAGGGAAGCAGCAGTTGTTCCAGTTCCGATCGCCATGTGAGTCATGGAAGCTGGGCTGTTAGTAGTTGCAACAATTTTTGATGCAATATAGTTCTTACCTGCAGTAACAACTAGGTTAGGAACTTCAAACTCTTGGGTAACCTGACCAAGAGCATTTTTCTTGACAACTTTAACTAGACCAGTTGCCTTCATGTTTTCTGCGATTGTTTGTTTCATGGGATCTCCTTTAACTGCTAAAAATAGCATCTCTGTTATTTACATAAATTTCTGAGAAGTAATTTCCTTCTTCATACGGATCTAGCACTACGTAGCCAAATTCTGATTGAATCAAATATTGAATTGGTGGATTCATATATTTAGTGTCGTTCATCTCAAGCAGAAGATTAGTTTCTTCAATAACTTGTTCTGGAGACTCTAAACTTGTTCCTACATCTCTAAACAACTCTGAATCATCAATAAGCTGACTGTGAGCTAATGACAATCCAATAGAAGCATCAAAATCACTATCATCAATAGTAACTAATTCTGTCTTTTCTGTAGATAATAACTTTTCTACAGGTTCTGTGTCGGATACTGTAACTTCATCCGCATCATCTCCTGTAAAATTTTTATTAAAAATGCTAGTTAATATAGAAGTGCCACCACCAACAAAATTATTAATTGTTGGCTCTACTATCTGGACAGGTGCGCTAGAAAGAGACGTGAATAGATTTAAGAATTTCTCATCGGTAACAATAAGTTCTGGCTCTTCAACACCAATACCAAGAGACTTAACTAGAGATTCTAGTTCAACAGCCAAGTCAAAATTATTTGAAATTTCAAATTCACCAAACAGCGCTACACCTGCTGGGTGAATCATAGTTTTAACTGCGGTTTTATAAGAGGATAATCTCTCATCAATTTTTAAAACATACGAATAAACCTGATAGTATTTACTATCTTGAATATAAATTGAGTCTGATAGAAAACCATTATTTGTTTCGTAGTATCCTGGATATTTTGCAAGAGCGCCTAGATTAATCTCAATGATAGCTGGTTTAATATTGCTTGATACAATATTCTGAGCATCAAAAGAAAATTCTTTTAAAATAGTTCCTGAGTAGGCACCATCTACATATCCAGACTCTACATAGTCAACGCTATTAATAAAACCGAGTTCACTAATATTTACTTCTGGCTCAAGACCGACAATAATTGGTCCAGATCCTGAATCAACGCTAATTGTTGATATGTTCTCTTCTTCTTGGGTTATAGTTCTTGATGTGATCGAATCTGAAGGTAATACAGAAGCAGTAAAGTCAGCGATATATCCTACACCAAATCTAATAATCTGTGCGTGAACAATACCACCAACACTGTTAATTCTGGTCACTTTAATTAAAGTTCCAGTACCAGTACTACTCTTAATTTCAAAAACTTGTCCTACACGAAACCCTTGTCCTGCCTCATAGATTTTAATAACAGAAGTAGTTGCAAGAATATTGGCTTTAAACTTATCTTCGTATCTTAAAATGTTACCGACATTTATTTTACCATATATTTTCTTATCTAAGAAAAATTCATAAATGTCGCCACCAAGCGCAACGATTCTGTCAATCTCACCCTGCAGGTCTAACTTTTTATTAACCTGCACTCTAAGAATTTTATTACCATCTTCAATCTGAACAACCTTACCAACAATTTCGTTTGGATCACCAAATACTACTTTAGCAAAAATAGAACTATCTTGATTCCATCTTCCATCAGAAGCAATAAGCATCTGTTGTCCTGGATATGAAATCTGAACTTCTTTACCAAACATCAATCTGAAAAGAAGTTTATAAGACGCAGCTGATCCTTTTGAAAGATATTGATCTCTAATTCTTTCTAGAACAAATCTATCATTAGAAATAATAGCAGGAAGATTATAAGAAAGTTCTTTCTTAAACTCTATGATAAACTTATCAAGAGTTTTATCTAAATCTTTAATATCTTCTAGATTTAATTGTTGTGTTTTTAAAAACTGATAATATGCTTCAACAAACGCAACAAATGTTGGATAGTCTTCCCTGACAAATTCAGGTAATTGTCTTCTAACAATAGAACAAATATCTACTTTTGCCATTATGATCTAATTGAATTAAAGATGTAATTGTATCCTGCGCCTAAGTCGCCATTATTTGTATTGTCTGCTATGGCTGTAATATTTAAATCTGCTTGAGAAATTTCAACGATTTGATTTAACGCTGATACTACATCATAAGAAGCTGGGCGAATAATAAAGTCTAATGTTCCATCATTTAATGAAGTTATATTAAGGTTTCTAACAACTACCAAACCAGCATCATAGTTAATTGTTCCAATAGTAGAGTTAACAATAACTTTATCAAAGTTTGTATTCAAATAGTATAATCTAATGTTACCATTTTCATCATCATCAAGATAATGAACTTGTGTACTGTTTGGGATAAAGAAACCACTAGAAGAAAACACATCACCCTCTTTATTTCCAGCTTTAGAAATAGGGTTGATTAGATTTAATTTATATTCGCTAGAAATATTATAAATTGGCTCAAATGTTCTTCTGATTAAAATTCTTGTGGTATTATTCGTAATTGATGGATCGCATTCATCAATAATTCTTGACATCTTAGAGAATCTAAGAATACTATCAAATCTCTGTAACTCGGTCTCATTATAATCTAATAAAGCAGCTTTAACAGTGCTCTCAATCTGAGATGGAGTGCTACTAGTTTCTCTTGGATTATAATGGACATAAGAAGTGACTAGAACATCAAAATATTCTGGGTCAACAATTTCTGGGAAAATAGAAACAATGTTTCTAGAAGCAAGAATGTTATTCTTGATAGAATCTTTTTCTATGTTAGTTAGTCTGTCAGCTTCTTTTGGTTTAACACAAACATATGTTTTACCATAAACAGGAGGATTATTATCCTCACCACCCCAAACTGTTACTGATTTTGCTTGTGGGAATAGATTGTAGATAATAGTCTTATAGTCATCTGGTGTAACTGCTCTGTTTTGAGCAGAATACAATCTTGGTGCATTAAATTTAATGCTGTTGATATCTTCAGGCTCTGCACCGCCAGTTGCTTTTGAAACTGTTGTTACTGTTAAGTTGCTTCCTAGAAGAGTAACCCCATTGTATGAAAACACATTTGCATTATTTGGAGCCTCTAAACTAGAAATAAAATAATCTACAGTAACCACATTACCAATGCTTAACGCTTTAGAAATGTTGTCATCACCAAAAATTATTTCATAAAGTCCACCATCAATTTCTTTAAGATAAAAGACTTTAGAAGAAGATGTCACTGATGCGATATTATCAGACAATGTATATGTTTGGTATACGTCTGTAGAAGCATTTTCTTGCACTTTAACACTAATGGTAGAAATATCGACATTTGCGTTAGGAATAATAAATCTAGATCCAGCAGCAACAACAAATTTATATTGTAATGGTGTACCTTCAATAATTTTTAAATTAGAGAAAATATAAGAACCAGATGTATTAGGTGTAATTGTTACGTCTTCGACATTATAAAACGTATATGTCACATTATCAATATTTGTAAGAAACGCTTGATTTGCTGGTAATGTGACGGAATCTGGAGAAGATGTTGGCGATGTAACAGTTAGATTAACTACTGCAGTCGCGCATTTAGCAGATCTTGGAGTATATCCCAACATTTTAGCAAGAGAAACGACTGAGGATCTTTTAGACGCTGAGTCTAAAAACATCTCATTAACTGCTAGATTGGTATAGATACCATTATAGTGAGTGTTGTATGCTAGAACATCTAGCAGAACAGAAAGAGCAGAACCATCAAAGTCATAGTCAGAAAATTCATCTTGTGACTTTAAATAATTTTTTAAATTAGTTTTTATTGCATCAAAATCTAATTCTGCTACATTTAATCTTCTATTGTTATTTGGTGTTCCCATTTATCGTGTTCTCTCTAATGCAAAGTCAAGAGTTACTGGTCTCTCAGTGTTGATAATTTTAAATTCTATACTAACATAAACCGTATTAGTATCTCTGGAATCATCAACAGTAACATCTATAATCTGTGCTCTTGGCTCAAAGTTATTAATAACATCTATGATAGACTTCTGCATCATAACAGTAAACATTGGTCCAGGGTTTTCAAATAAAAGAGATCTAATAGGTGACCCAATTTCGCTATGGAAAGGTCTTTCAAAATTTCTAGTTAAAAGAAGGTTTTTAATAGATTGCTTTATAGCATTCTCATCGTATCTACGTGATACATCCCCATTCACAGGATGAGCGGTGAAATTGAAGTCTAAATCTGAGAAAAGTCTTGTGTTTCTTGCCATATTCTTTATTTAGGTTATTCTATGAAAGTGTTTGGAGAACCTTCTCCACAGATATCTCCATCTGCAATCGAGTCTCCAGTTCTTGCTGCTAAAACACCTTCCCAGAATGTTTTATTAGCTCCACTAGAAATAGCTCTTTGACTTCCAGAGTGTATCGGAGGAACTACATGTGGTTGATGTTGATCGCCGATTACAGCTGCTAATTTAGAATTAATATAAGTCTTAATACAATGATTAAAAGCAGTTAATTCTGTTGGAGCACCACCATCTGCTCCAACAGAATAATCACCCTTTCTATATGCAGAAGGCATTATGCTGCTTTCGGTGGAATATCATTCACTAAAACAAATCCAGTTGGTATACCTTGTGCATTTCTCTTGTAGACTTTATCATTAACCATAGTAAATGCCATCTTTCTTGGTCCAGTAGGTGTATACGATGCATGGATCCAAACTGAACTTGGATAACGATATTCTAAAATTAACTGGTCATATGGTAAGGAACGCTCCATCTTTTGGATAATTTCATATGTTTTACCAATTCTATCTGGTAATAAAATTCCAATATCTACAGCTTGTCCTTTGGGGTGTTGAGATACTGGAGATTCTACAGCACCAATAACACCTTTTAGACGATATCCAGAGTTAATTCTCCATTGAGTTTTGTATCCACCAATTCCGCCAGGAAGAATTTCTAATGCTGGTTCTAATAAATTTTCAGCCATATTAGCCATGTTACATACTATTTCGCCGACAGTATATATTCTTTGTTCCTTACCATTAGAAAGCAACTGATCGACTAATCTATGTCTTCCATTAATACCACCATCAATTAACATACCAACAGTGAAGTTCTTAGATAGTCTATAATCATTACCAAATTCTTTAGTAGTATAGATTAATTTGCATTCTACTGTTTTCTGAGTTCCACCTCCACCAGTAGGTTCTGCTTCTTCTGCAGCAACTACTACACCACCGCCAACTACGCCTTCGGTTCTTGCCTGTTCTGATGAAGATTTTCTTCCTTCTGGTGTATCATAATCTTCTGGTGTTTCTGCAGTTGTCTTTTCTTCGAATTCTCTTTCTGGAGGAATTGCATATGGAATAATCGGATTTACTGGGTTTCCTAATTCTGGTGGAACTATATCGACAGGAACAGCACCTTCAGCACCATTACCAAATTGACCTTCGGAGTAATCCATTCTTGTGGAAGATCCAGATAGATAATTGGCTTCTCCCGCAGCTTCTATGTTAACTTTATCATTAGACTTTTGACTAATATTTGCTGCTTGGATCTGATAGTCTCCAGCAACTTTAACTCTAAAATCTCCACCAACAGCGAGAGTAAAATCTGTTGCGACTCCAAGATCTAAATTATTACCCACTTTAACAGTAGCGTTTTGTTCGACTTGGATATTTGCATCTGTTCTGGCATAAATGTTTGTATTACCATCAACAGTAATATTACATTCGCCAGCAACTCGGATACATCCATTCTTTTCTATTAAAACAAAACTGTCACCTACAATGTAATTGACTTGAACACCATTTGGGTCGATCTCAGTAAATGTACCAGATCTATGATATGTGTTTATTCTTTCGTAACCTGGAGTGTCATCAAATTCTTGAACATGACCAGATTCTGTTTCAAATACTTTATTAAATGGATACTTTGCACCATACACAGATTCTGGTTGATCCCATGTTCCACCATTTAATGCTTTTGGAACAGATCTAACTCTAAGATTATCTTTTTTCTTAACAATTGTACCATCAATAATCCCACGACTTAATCTGTTTGTATCTGGTTCACCAATATACTCATTAAGTGGATATTTGTTATTTGGATCTCTAAAACCTATTGTGTTGGAACCAGTTTGAATACTTTTCTTAGATGGTCCAGGCTCTGAACTTCCATCTACTGGTGGTTCAGCAATTGGCGCACCAGCATCTTTTTCTTCTCCACCTATTCCTGGTTGTCCATAAAAATACTCATAATATGATTGTTTTAATGCAGCGATATCTGGTGAATTAACTCCAACTGCTTTTTTAGCAGCAAGGAAATATCCTGGATGTGCATTAGGTGAAACACCTTTAACTCTGTCTTTAAAATAAAGAGCAGCAATAAGAGCAGAAATATTAATGTCTGCATCTAAAGAATCTGGATTGTTTACAATGTCTAAAGACAATCCCATTTGATTAGCTAAATTTTGATATCTTCTATAATTAGCCTTACCTGTTAGCTGGATAAATCCACGACCAAAATATTTACCGCCATCTGCATCAGTTTCATTTCCTAAGAAATTTTTACCACGTTTAGTTGGTCCATAAGCCCAAGAAAAGAATTCTTCTCTTGTGATACCTTTTCTAGAAGCATTAGAATATTTTTGAATATCTTCTTCTGTAGCAAAAGAGTATATCTGTTTAAGTCTAGATGGGCTATAATTAAAAGATTCTAATTGAGGAATCCAACGAGACTCACCTCCAGCAATCCCAAGCAAAGCGCACTTCTGCTCTTTAGTTGTCAATCCAACTTTGTCGCAAGCAACAAGTAACGCTTTAATACCTTCTGACGATTTACTTGGATTTGAAGAAGATTTTGCTGGTGGAATAGTTGGTATTGAAGAATTAACTGGAGTCTGTTTAACTGGATTTGATGATGTAGAACCAGTGGTAATTGGATCACCAGAACCAGAAACAACTGTATTTCCACTGCTATCAATAAGATAAGATTGTACTTTACTTTGATTTACTGCTTCTAAATTTGTTGGAACATCTTCAAATGTTATAATATTTTCTTTATATTCTGAAACTGGATTACTAATTGTGATCTGTGTTCCATTATTAACAGAAACAATAAAAGTTCCTTGCGGAATACTAAAGCCAAAAACTTTCATGTTGGCTTTTAGTGGTGCTGTTAAATTTTGATTGTTGGTATCTGGATCATAAAATGTTATAGTTTTACCAGATACTGGTCCAGGGATAGTTCTAAGCTGTAAATCTTTAATCTTAGTTGGTCGAACAATAGGAGTTTCATCATCTTGATCAATATTTCCTGGCGCACTTGGGACACCACCTACAGTACCAATCATAATAGGTTGCTGATGACCATCATCAGCAAAAATTATAATTACTGATGTTCCTTCGACTGGACCAATTGGGGAATATCCAATACCATTCATAGCAGCGGATGTAACAGGTTGAACTGGAACTGCCCATGGTAAATCTGCAGTAGGTAACTGAGATTTATCGTGCGTGTGTAATCCAACAACCCTGACTTGGCAACGACCAAGTCTTAATGGATCTTGTCTATTTTCTACAACACCATAGTAAAAATTCATTACTTACCCTTATTCATATTCATTAATGATGAGTCTTTTATTAATTCTATATGACATTCATGTTTCTCTCTGTCAATAGAATGATTAATAGCTGAAATAATATAATAACCAGAAAAAATTTTATCTGTTATATCATCATCTTTTTTGGTAACAGGCTCAATTCTATTAAATCTTACAAATACCTTTAAACCAACTGTATAGTCTGTTCTGCCTGGAACAGTTATCTGTATTTTATTTGCTTCTGCTATTTTTAATAAAGATAATCTTTCCTGTATATGTTTAGCATTAGTCACATCTCCAAATCCATTGAAGTTACCAAAATATTTTGGCATATTCATAATATATGAATTAGATCTAAAAATAGCGCTATCAGAATTTATTGGATATGTGTTAAGATGTTTCTGTTGTGCAAATCTATCAAACATCGAGTAATTTTTACTACTGTATGTTTTCTTTGTTACATCATATGCAATCATTTTAGAAGCAAGCATACCATTATTAATTCTATCAATGTAATCATAAGCAACTGGTATACTATATGACGTGATTCGTTTGTAATCTTTTTCAATATCAATGTTGCTTCCAGATTCACTAGCAAATTTATCATAAACAAATTCTTGATAAGGTTGATTACTATAAAGACTTTCTAAACTTATAAAATAAAACCCATCTCTGTTTTCAAAAAAGACATAATTTGGTGTTTTATTTTTATTAATTGCACTATCAACCAACCACATAATATTTTTGGTAGGAGACCAAAAATTTGAAATGTATTTGGTATTATTTAATGTATCTTCAATGTAAACCTGTTTTTCGCTTTCTAATCCGATTGTTTTATCTTTAATAAATGGTTCAATCAAATTAGAAATTTTATCAGCATATACTCTGCTTGTTTTTTTATTTAAATCAGTAACTGCTTCTACTGAAATAAAATGTAATTGGTAAACTACAGATCTATCGCCAACTAACTGTCTGTCAGTTAATTTGTAGATGTAATATTTACCTCTAATTGGATTCTTTTCTAGAGTTGGAGTTGTTATCTGAAGATCTAGATATTCTTCACCAATAAATGGGAATAGATTGATAAGATCTAAAGATTCTTTTACAACTAAACTACCAGAAATAAATGGTGCAAATATATCTTCATAAAAATGTACTGCTAAAACTTGTGCAGTGATGTCTTGATAAAAACCAGTTTGAGTAATTATCCTAACTTTATCAATGCTTACATCACCAGCAAATCTTAATGTATTACCTGTTTGCATTATAACAATTCTTTAAATTCTTTTAGAATAGTATTTACTACCTCTAAAGGTATAATTTTTATTCTTCGTTTTTGTTCGTTTAGTCTACGCTCGGCTGTATCATTAGTTACACCAACAGCACCTGGATAATCTGAATTAACAACAAATCCTCTTTCGTCTTCATAAAAAGCGATATCATAACGTGCATTACCATAAATGTTTTGAATATGACTGTCAAGAGCAGGTTCTTCTAAAGGAAAATCGCATATGTGACTAATTCTATCATTGGCTAACATAATTATCCAGTGATATTCTGGGTTACCATATACCTTTTCTGCAATAATTTCTACTGTCTCTCCATCAACAATATCATATTCATCATAAAGAGTGATATTACTTAGAATTTCTTTTCTAATTCTTACATTTCTAGTAATATCTTTAACTATGCTAGTTTTTGTTTGCGTCCCATATTTAAAATCATATAGGAACTCTGGAAAATCTTTAAAGTACATTATAGACCATCCTTAACTTTATCTTTAGTGAGAAGAGCAAGTTCACGGAAACTTAATTGCACATTTATCTGAGTTGGCATACCATTTTCAAATGTTGTAAATGCTCCGTTCGGTGTATAGTTAACACTCATCTCTGTTAGTACGCAAGAAGTGTGACGATGAATATTGAGATTTTCCTTTCCACCCTGATAATAGAATATATCAAACTCAGATGGATAAATGTAAACAAAATTATTTGAATCTTTAAATTCTGGATGCATATGGTATTTAAACTCTTGAATAATATTCAATACATTTTGAGCCTCTTCAGGACTTCTTGGGAAGAATTGATATTCAAACTGAAATGTTCTAAAGTCTACACCCTTAAAAATTTGTTCTTTCTTTGGATTTGCTGCTAAACCAGTGGCAGCAGAATTTGCTGCAGCAAATGGACCTTTAGATAAGGCTAAATTTGTTATAATTGCTTTGGCTGGCTCTGCTAGATTTTTTCCACCATCTTTAGATTTAAGAGCATTCATTATTTCATCACCTGCTGCACCAACCATAGCGATCGCAGCTGTATCATCTTCAGACCATTGCATACCATACCTGATCTGTAATTGATTTGGCATATGTAAGGCAATAGCAGTTTTTAATCTTTTTTGTGCTCTTGTCGCAGAAGCAGCATAACTAGCAACTGCTCCAGCACCAACTGTTGCTAGTGTAGCAGCCCCAGCAGAAACTCCACCAATACCTAATGCAGAACCAAGCAAAGCACCACCAGCAGATAATGCTGCGTTACTAGCAAATAACCCCTTGTTTGAAAAATTCTGAGCAATTAGATCACCGCGATCTCTAGGCAACAACTCATTGACAAATTTATCTTCACCTGCAGTTTTAGCTAGTTTAGAGTCAACTGCTACGTTAATATAGAAAATGACATAGTTACCACCGTAGATATCGGTTGGGCTCATAAGATCCGATGGGTAACTATGGCTTTTTACTTCATAGCCATCTTTACCCTTTTCTTTAAACGTAGTTGCAGAACCTCTTGGGGTATAGAGATTGGATCTCTGTTCTTGTCTTTGTTCTGCTTTTCTAATGTCTGCTTGGCTCATTTAGTACCTTTAACCTAAATAATTGGTGGTTATTATTTTCCAAGATTATTTATGTTCCATAAAAGAAAGTTTACTCCTATTTTTCCTGAAAAATACACAGGAGACCCTACAAATATAATTATGAGGTCTTCGTGGGAAACTATGTTCGCAAATTGGTGTGATAAAAATCCTTCTATCGTAAAATGGAACTCTGAAGAAATCGTGATTCCTTACAGATGTCCTACAGATAATAGAATCCATCGTTATTTTGTAGACTTTAAAATGACATTGAATACAGGTAAAACCTATCTTATTGAAGTTAAACCAAGCAAACAAGTTAGCCCTCCAATTTATCCTGGAAAAAGAACACAAAAATATCTAACAGAATCTCTTATTTTCATGAAAAATCAGGCTAAATGGGATGCTGCAAAAGAATACGCTAAAGATAGAGGATGGGAGTTTAAAATTATAACTGAATACGACTTGGGTATAGCAGCTAAATAATATTTATGCCTAAATCTAAAACTTTACTCGACGTCTTCGAACGCAACAAATATGACCTAGCAACAGCTGCTAGGAAATCTAAAGGTTGGTTCGATCAACAAGTCACATTGATGACTAGGCAGCAGATCACTCCTCCAAAAGTATTACAGGGAAATCCAGAGCAATTAACAACTACAATAATGCCTGGTCATTTATACATGTTTTTGTATGATCCTAAACTAAAAAACGAATTACCTTATTATGATAGATTTCCATTGGTGTTTCCATTTAGAAAAACTGAAGATGGATTTATTGGTTTAAATATGCATTATCTTCCATATGGTTTAAGGATACAGCTTTTAGATAGATTGTTGGTTTATAAAAGTAACGCAAAAATGAATGAAACTACTAGAATTAAATATTCATGGGCTTTGATTGATGGTGTTTCTAGATTTGATGCAGCAAAACCTTGTATAAAACAGTATTTAACTGGACATGTTAGATCTCAGTTTAGAAAAGTAAATTCTAACGACTGGGCTACTGCTATGTTATTGCCAGTAGAAAGATTTGTCGGTGCTAGTAAACAAGAAATCTGGGCAGATTCCAGAAGGATAATTAGAACAAAATGATAAAAGATTTCGTATCAGAAATAAAAAGAGGAGCAGTGGCAAGATCTAATAGATATGCCATTTTCTTCACACCACCTGTTGCAGTTACTGGAGAAGGTAATGCTACTACTCCAGACTATGGTTCTCTTAGAAAACTTCTATTATTTTGTGATTCTATTCAGATTCCAGGAGTAAACTTTTCGACTATTCAAAATAGATCTTATGGTGAATTTAGAGAAGTTCCATATGAAAAATTGTTCGATAATGTAAATATGTCATTCTATGTAGATCAAGATCTAAAAGTTAAAAATCTTTTTGATCAATGGATTAATGGAATTCAAAATCCTAGAACAAGAACTTTTAACTATTATAATAATTATACCACAAATATGGTTATTGAGGTGCAAGACATCAATGACAAAACTAGATATGAAGTTACACTTTGGGAATGCTATCCAAAAACTTTATCAAGCATTCAATTAGATGCATCTAACAAAGATGTTATGAAACTACAAGTAACTATGCAGTACAAATATTGGACAGCTTCTAATGTTTCTGTTCTTAATAATGATCAAAAAATTCCAGGTGGTATCTTAGGTAAGTTCACTAAAGATTTTAGTGGATTTCAAGAAACTATTAATAAAACTTTAGGTGAACGTGCTGGTAATTTTATCACAGGATCTGCATTAACTTATGGTGTAACAAAAATACCAGGATTATTGAAATTTTAAGCGAGTAAATATGAATATCGATGAATCATTATCTAAAGTGTTTGATGTTGAACCAGTAAAAACTGAGATTGTAGACAAAAATAACATTATTATTAAATCAGATAAAAATATCGAAGACGATTATGAAATAACAAGGTCTCATATAAGAATGTTATTGGTGCAAGGACAAGAAGCATTAAATAGTGCGCTTGAAGTCGCAAAACAATCTGAACACCCAAGAGCATTTGAAGTTGTTGGCAATTTAATGAAACAATTAGCTGATGTAAACCAACAACTAATGGATCTGCATCAGCAAAAAGCAAAACTTGATGCACCAAAAGAAAGCGCAAAGAAAGAAGTGACAAACAATAATGCTATCTTTGTAGGTAGCACTAGTGAGTTGAATAAGTTAATTAAAAATATGACTAAAGGAGATTAATATGGCATTACCTATGATGAGCGCACCAACCTATACAATGGTTGTGCCTTCAAGTGGATTGACAGTAAAATTTAGACCATTTTTGGTAAAAGAAGAAAAAGCTCTTCTTATTGCTCAACAGTCTGAAGATGTTAAAATTATGGTTGAGACATTAAAGAATATTATTATTTCTTGCGTCCAAGATAAAATTGATGCGACAAAACTAGCTACATTTGATTTAGAGTATATGTTTACTCAAATCCGTGCTAAGTCAGTTGGTGAGACTATTGATTTAATTTTCCCATGTGATGACGATCATGGTGAAATGAATGAAAAAGCCAGATCAAAAGTTTCTATTGATTTAACTAAAATTGTAGTTGATAAAAACCCTGAACATACAAATAAAATTGATTTATTTGCTGATGTTGGTGTTGTTATGAAATATCCAACTATTGATGTTATGAAAAAACTCGAAGCATTAGAAAATGACAACATAGATAAAGTTTTTGATATTATTGCAGGATCTATTGATTACGTGTTTCAAGGTGAAGAAATTTTCTACGGAAATGAACAGAAACATGAAGAATTAATACAATTCTTGAATAACTTAACTTCTGATCAATTTATGAAAGTGCAGAAATTCTTTGAAACAATGCCAAGAATTAAAACAGAAGTAGAATATAATTGTCCAGTTTGTGGGAAACATCACCACAAAGTGTTGGAGGGAATGCAAAGTTTTTTTTGATTAATCTTTGTCATGAAAGTTTAGAGAATCATTATAAACTAAACTTCGCATTAATGCAATATCACAAATACTCGCTAACGGAACTTGAGAATATGATACCGTTTGAAAGAGAAGTCTACATTTACATGTTAGTTCAATATTTGGAAGAAGAAAAGAAAAGAATCGAATCTACTAGAAGAGCATAAAAGATGACAGTCATAACCGCTTCACCAAAAAGTTTCAGCAGACTAATTGAACTGCAGGAAGTTGCTAACGAAAATTTACGTTCAATTAGATCTGTGATTGAATCATCTCCTTCAACGATAGTTTCTTCTAAATCTATAGAAAAAGAAACATTAGACGTACAAAAAGAAATGCTTGAGCAGATGAAGGAAGATGCTAAAGCAAGAGCAGAAGATGCAGCTGATATTGCTAAACTCGCACAAGGTGTTACTACTTTTAAATCTCTTAGTGAAAGACTTAGTGATGGGTTTGGTTCTTTTAAAAGTAAATTTTCTTTAGATAATTTAAGAAAATCTGTTCTGTCTGCTACAAATGTTGGTGGAATAAACAATAAAAGATTGGCAAGAGAAGATTTTATTCAACAACAAAAAGCACTAGGTGTGACTAGTTCTCGTGCTGAATTAAAACAAAAATATGAAGGTGCACAAAGTGCAGCTAAAAGTTTACAATCTAATGAAGCAGAATTTGAAAGACTAAAGAAAATTACTGGTCTAAATGAGGAACAATTAAGTAAGACTGCTCCAGGAAAGGCGCTTTTAGAGAAACGTGCACAAGCATCTTCTGAATTTTCTAAATTTGACGCAAGAGCAGGATTGGTTGCTACTGGTCCAATGGCACAAGCACCAATGACAAATTTACAACCTATTACTCCTTCTACAGCTGCACAAAATGCTGGTGAACAACAAGAAGCACAAATAGAAAACGCTCGTTTAATGGGAGATCAAACAGATCTTCTTCATAAGATCGAAGAAAATACACGTGGTGGTTCACCAGATCAAAAAGCATCGAGTGCTTCTGGTGGAGAAGGTGGTGGATTATTAGGTGGTATTGGTGCTGGTCTTGGATCGTTAGGTAAAGGATTAGGAAAACTTTTACAATCTATTGGTGGTGGAGCAGGAAGAGGTCTTGCATTATTTTTACGTGGGCTTGCTTCTGGTGTTGCTGCTTTAGCTAATCCAGCATCTCTATTGGGGCTTGGTGCGTTTACTCTTGCCATGATGGGATTAGGTAAAGCATTACAAATGGCTGCACCAGCCATAGCAGCATTCGCACCAGTATTAATGACAGTAGCAGAAGTTGTTGGTGAAGTTCTCATGACTGGTTTAAAGATGATTCCAGACATTATCGCATCAATTGCCAAAGCAATAACAGTTATTGTTGATACAGTAGCAAATGCGATTATAGGTGTAATAGATGAAGTGACACTCAGCATTGAAAGACTAGCAGCAATTGGTGGTGAGAAACTTTTTGCCGTTGGTGCTGGATTGGTGGCAGTTGCTGGTGGTCTAGCTGCATTTGGTGCAGGTAGTGCTATTGCTGGTGTTACTAATCTTGTCGGTGGTCTTCTTGGAGCAATTACTCCTGGTGGTGGACCAATAGAACAAATTACGAAACTAGGTGAAAATGGTGTAAATATTGAAAAGGCAGGTATCGGTGTTGAAAAACTTGCTACAGGTTTAAAAGCATTTTCTGGTATTGATACAGATAAAATTAAAGCAATTTCTGCTTTACCTACAGAAAAAATTGCTGCTATGGGTGCAGCAATGGGAAATGCTACAGCAGTAGAAAGCAGATCTGCACAAAATAGTCAATTAGCTATGCAATCTCGTAATGGTGCTGCAGGTAATACTAATGTGGTAGCACCTACTGTGAATAACGTGAATAATCAAACAAACGTAATTAAACCAAACATAAGAAACCAAGAATCATCTTGGTCTAGATATCAATCATCTAGATACGCATTCAATAATTTCTAAAATAAAAAAGGGGAGACCGAAGTCTCCCCCAACCGCACTTGCATGGGATTCGTTTAGTCTTCCTTAGCAATCTTCTCGAAGTAAGACATCACATCATCGTCATCATCTTCTTCCATTGCTTTTGGAGCAGGAGCAGGCTTTGATGCAATCTTAGGCGCAGAAGCAACTGGGCGATCTTCTTCAGCAATCTCAGCAGCAGACTTGCTGGCAAAAGCATCACCAGATAAAACTTCATTGAGTTTCTTTTTCAGTTCGTCGTAAGACTTAAAGTTTTTACGATCGACAAACTCAGCCAATTTATACTGAGAATTAACTACTTTAAGTAGAGTTTCTTCATCATCGGCTACTGCACATGGCTCTGTAAAAACAGATTCATCATAATTGGCATAGCCATCTTTCTTACGCATACGTAGTTTGAAGTTAGCACCTTCCCAAAGGTCAAACACGTTGACTGGTTTTTCATCTTCAAAGGTTGGACGTGCTTTGTCCATAATCTTATCAAAGATTTTCTTACCAAATTTGAAGAGGAATACTTTACCTTCATTCTCTGGGTGCTTAGGATCGGAAACAACTAGGATATTCGCAATGAAAGAGAGTTTACGCTTTTGTTTGCGAGCAATTTCTTTGTTGGCTTCAGAGCCACTGTTCCAAAGTTGGGTGTTTAGTTCGCCAACAGGATCGTTTTCACCAAGAGTGGTTAGAGAGTTTTCAATGTACCACTTACCAGTTGGACCTTGGAAACCATGACTGAAGATACGAACCCAAGGGAGTTCGTCGCCTTCTACACGTGGTAGGAAACGAATAGTTGCAGTACCATTACCTGCTTTGTCGCCCTCAAGACGCCAAAAGCGATCGTCTGCATATGATTTCGTTTCTGTTTGGGGATTTGCAATCTTATCGAATGCTTGAGTGATTTGACCGAAGTCAGTGTTGCGCATTTTACGCAGTGCTTGAATGTCCATAGTATTTCCTTTCGTATTTACGGAGTATCGTTAGTATCTTTAGTATGTTCAATCTGTATATCATCTTGTAATTCAACCTCATCATCAAATGGATCGTAATCATCAAAATCATAATCTTCTTCAACATAACTATTTAGCGTTTTCATACCACCACTCTTTTTACCACTAGAATGTTTGGCATGTTTTCCAGATCGCCCACTGGTTTCATCGTCGTCGTAACGACGCGAATTCTTAGTATAAGTCTTGCCCATTTTATTTCAATGTTTCTTCAACGAAGTGTTCAAAGATTTTCTTAAGTTTAATCTTATCGTATTTCACAAATCCTGTCAACTTTTTAATCCTACGAAGTTCATCTTCCCAAATATATTTTACAGATGCATTATTAGACCATTTATCAAGTAATGGCATTAAATCATCAATGATTCTAATAGTTTCGATTGATATCTTATTACCAAGAAACATCTTAAGTGCAACAGGATACTCATTTTCTGTAAATTCAAATATTGCCGTCGGCTTTAATTTATTAGTTTCTATATGAGTTAGTAATGATGCCAGATCGTCAATAAAAACTTTAGTGATACTTTGCTTTCTTTTCATCCACTCAACATAAGCATCATCTGCTTCTTTACCATCATAAATGGCAGTGCTGTTACCATATGCAAAGATAGCAACAAAATATTGTATAATGTCTTTATCATTATCGAATTTGTTCGCTAACTTTTCAAAAATGTATCTATCATTTCTAGCATTAAATGCCTCTCGAGTTCCACGAACATTTCCTCTGTTTTCAAAAACATTAAACTTGTCTGTGGTGAAATGCAATTTAATCGCTAGGTAATAGCGGTATGCTTTAAACCCATCCATTATAAATCTAGTTGTGCTTGTTTTGGAAGATAATTTAGTTCTCTGAAGTCCATCTCAATTTTATCTTTGAGTGACTTATTGATTAGTGATGTGATGTCTTCTGGTTCAATGTAATTTTCTTTACAATATTCCAGAACAGCATCCATGTGAGTAACTTTCTTCTCACGCACTAGATGTTCGATGTGCATGGAAAATTCATTCGCAGTTTTAAACATAATTATGATTTAGAAATCCAGTAGTTAGTATTTCTGATCTCTTGTTGAATACTATCGTATTCTTTTAGTTTTTCTTTGTAAAGTTTCCAAATAGGAGTGTTTGGTTTTTCTGGATCCATCTTCCTCTCAAATTTTTCAAGAAACATGGAAAAGAATTTGTCTAATTTCATCTTTTGGATAGTTAGGTCACGTCGTTTATTATAAAGTTCATTCATATTCATATTATACATCACTTTTGATTACAAGGCAAAATAACATCTTTATTATAAAAGGCTAAGTCTAATGCAAGTTTATCGTTTTCACGATGAACAGCAGATGCATACGCTCTTGCATCTGCAAGTTCTTTCTTTAGTCTCTCAATCTCGCTATGCGATTGAGAACGAACTATCTCAAGTTCACTCTCTAATCTCGCACATTCATGACAAAATTCTTTCATAATTAATCGTCTTCGCCGATATATTCAACAGTTCCTCTATACTTCTCTAAATCAGTCTTAGTTTTTCTAAAGAAGTAGTTGTGGTCTTTAATTTCTTTATTCACTTCGTCTAACTTAGCCTGTTTTGCTGCGATAATCTTAGTCAACTCAGCTTTTGCTGCAACAACTTCTTCATCCTCAGATTCTGAAGAAAGAATCTCAGCATTGTTCGCTTGTAGTGTTGTGATGAATGCTGTTAGTCTAGCCTTTGTAGCATTTAATTCGTCGAATAGTTTTACTCTTTGTCTGATTTTCATGGGTTCCTCGTTAGAGATGGTTGTGAAGTACAATTCTTATTTATTTATCTTCGCATATTTGCGATATGCACAGCATCTTCATCAGAGAAGATTGGAACAGCATTAGACTTGTGCATAGTTCCAATACCCTTCATGGCAGTCCCAGTATATGTCGGTTGCTCTTTTTTCAAGCATGGACCACCTGTGAATGGAAGACTTGGGATCTTAGGCGTCTCCCGACGAGCAGTCACCCCAAGTGAGTATGTCCAACCATCATCCTTAGTCTTCGCTATCGGCTTCTTTGGGGCATACTTCTTAACCAGTGTTTCCCAGTCAGCTTGCAACTGTCGTTGCTTGGCTGTTGGTTTGCGTTTCTTAGATTTTTTAGTGGTAGTATGAATAATCATAATTGTATTATACACTATTTAAAGTTGCAAGACAAGGATTAAACTACGAAACCAGAAGTGTCTTTTTTGGCTTTACCTTTGGCTTTCAGACCAACAACGACACCTTTGGGATCCAAGAAACGTAGATCGGTTTCATCACCATTGATGACTGTTCGACCGATGTAGGTTTCAGGAACATTGTGAAACACAACTGCAACATTCATTCCATTTGATGCAGCAAGACGTGCATCCATATCGTTGCCATCTGCTTTAGAGAAAGTCAGATGATAGTTTGGAATTTGGTATACTTTGCGACCAAGAATTTTGGTGTAATCATAGAACTGGACTTCTGGAAAATGTTGAAAAATATTCTTACCATTTGGTAGTGTATATTTCTCCCATGCAATATCAGAAGTACCATTGAGACGAAAGACTGGAATCAATCCTTGCTTTTCTGCTTTCTTAATCGTTGCTTGAATCTCTTTGACCAAGTCAAGCATGAATTGATTGCGATTCTCAAAGAACATTTTCGTTTTACGAATGCGTGCTTGTTGAATCACATTGGTGGTCTCACCTTTCTTGAAGATGCCACCACGTCCAGCTGTGTTCAAACATGCTGCTTTACATCCAGCTGTGGCTTTTGGACAGGTATTTTTACCAGACAAATCAGCAGGTGCTAGATGGAGGACAGAAGAAAGATATCCCTTCTTTTGACCTTTAAGCAATTTTGGGTTCCCAACAGTAAGTAAAGCCATTTTCACATCTCCATAATCAACGATATAAGAGATATTATGCCCTAAATTGGAATTAAAGACAAGGGGATAACCCCACATCTAGTAGGGTTATCATAAGTTAGTAAGTAAGTACTTACTTACTATTTTTTCCGATAGAAAATGAAGTCTGATGAGATGCCACATACGCAATACATACATTATCTTTTTCAGTTGAATATGAACATCTTACTGCTACTGGATCAATACCTTTTTGAATAGCAGTTTCGATATTCTTTTCTATTGATTGCAAATGAGAAATATTATAATATGTGATTGAAATAATTATAGAAATAAATGCAATTAGAATCGCAATAATAAACAATTTATTTTCGTTCATACAATCTCCTTACCATTTACCGTTATCGATAATAATCCTAAACCAAATTGGTCCAAGATATACATTTAAAAAGAAAACATAATCATCAAATAATCCATCAGATTTATGTTCTAATTTTAGATTCCAATGGTAAGGGTTTAATACAAACCCAAACCATAATCCAGAATACTTAAGATAATTCTTTAATATCATCGCAAATTCCTAATTTCTTAGCCTCTGGTGGACTCAACCACATATCTTGTGGTGGCAAAAGAATTTCACGAATTTTTGCTTCAGATAATCCAGTGCATCTTTTATAATGAGCAATCATTTTCTTGGTAGTTAAATCAAATTCTTTCACTGTAGCGAATAACTCATGTTCTTTACCAAACGCACCCCAAGTATATTGATGACTGAGGATAGAAGTATTTGGTGTAAGGATTCTTTTACCTTTACTGCCTGCAATAAAAATCATTAAACCAGCAGAAGCAATTTGACCTAGTCCGATTGTACGAACAGGAATAGCAGAGCCACGCATAGTGTCTATAACTGCAAAAGCAGCATTCAAATCACCACCTGGAGAAGTAATGATAAGATTTAACATATCTGGTCGTTCTTCAGAGAAATTTGCTTCGAAGATCCATTCAACTACATTCTTACAAGATGCTAACGAAATATCTTCCATTAAAAGATAAAACGAATGCTGAGACGTGTCTTCTTTTAATTGAAGATTTAATTTATTCATCATAATGGATTTCTTTCTTTATAAAAAATATGTCTTCCGATAACTGCAGTTTTTTGCAGATTGCGCCAATTAGGTTGGACATAATCTGCATGATAAAACAACGCACCACCAGTTAAATCCTTTAGTGATTCGTAATTCGCATATACATGTAACGCAATTCTTTGCGCTTCTAGATATGCATTATAATTTCTTATATGTTTGTTTCGCTCACAATACCAAGAGAACTGACATGTATATTTTATCCTTTGTTTCACTACAGAACAAATATTATTTGGATATCTTGGATCGTTTACGCGATTCATTGTAACGAGCGCAACAGCAATTCTACCATTAATAGGTTCATATGCTGCTTCGTGGTAAATGTTTTCTGCTAAGCAGTCTACTTGTGCCTTACCTTCTTTGGTTAATTGAGAATAGTTTATCTCTATAATTTTTGTTTTTGGCACTAACGCAATTATAAAGATTAATAATGTAATTAGAAATAACGAAATGACGATATAAAATCGTTTTTGCATATAATCTCCTTATTGATAAACTCATGGGGTGTGTTTATCCCCATGAGTCATCCCTATCAGGTTGACTTTTTGCTAGTCTTTTCTAATGTAGCTGGGATTTGTGAAACGAAGCCATTTAGTTGCTGTGCTTTAGCAATTATTTCAGCTTCTGTTGGATATGGAGGGAATCCTGGATGATCAGGAACCACACCACCATTAAGTTTGGCAGATTCAATTTTCATCTGCCAGTCATTGTTAATGACTTCACGCTTTCCGTAGTAATCTTCGGTAAGCATATCTTTCGCCATTTTTAATAGTTCAAGGCGAATCTCGAACGGAGTCAGATTTGACATTTACATCTCCTTCGTGTGTTGTGTGTAAAATGGAAGTTTTAAAGGGATCTTCCAACCCTCGTATCTAATATTTAGGTATTACTTCTTCTCAGCTGGCTTCTTTGGAGTTGGCTTTGGAGACTTTGGTGCTGGAGGACACTTACCATTTTTATCCTTCTTGACACAATTTTGTTCCTGTTTTGCTGGCTCTGCTTTCTTTGGTTCTTCTTTAGCCATAGCAACAGATCCAATTGCTACCATTACTGCGAAAATAACTGATTTCATGAGATACCCTTTATAAAATTAAACTCAACATTAGGATTTGATAACATCATCTCTTCCCATCTCTTACGCCATCCGATAACATGTTTTTTACTGTCATCTGGATTTAAATTCTTAAAATACTTATGTGTGTAACTAACAATAGTCTGATCAAACCAAGAGTCACAACCATAAATGTCTAATTGTTTTGCACCAAGTTTAATAGCGCATCTTGCTGCATTATGCCCACTTGAATCATACTCAGGCATTATATCTATGATCTCAATAAGATACGGTTGGAAGAAATCTCGTTTCTTAATAGCATCTGTTTCCATCCATGCCTTTCTACTAAAGAAAACCTTACATTTAATTAAGTCTGGTTCTTTAGCCCATCGATGTATAACATTCTCATCTAAAACAACAGTTGCGTCTACATCAGTCCAAGGGATGTTACAGCCAATAACATAAGCATACCCTAATCTACCATTATAGGCAAATCTACTTGGACCATTGCAAAGCAATGCAACTTTCATTGTTATCTCCGAATTAGTGGTAGGTTATTCTGTTACGAGGAAACCATAGACAAAATGTCTAGTGCCAAAAAAGGTAAACCATCTAATTTTACCAAAAATAAAAAATAGTGGTGACTGATTGGGTAATAAGGACAGTCACCGAAACCCCACGGAGGTTACGCTGCTAAGCGAACTTCTCCGAAAAATGCGTCATTTGCATTTATAGTTTTGCTTCTTTTACGGAGATCGCCTACCGTGCTGTCCACTCTGTTACTACTTGCCCTGTCGAAACCTAGTCACCCCCATCAAAAGAAATCTTCATCTAATTGCTTCTGATCTTCATCATACTGACTCCAATCATATGTCACAAGTTTGTAAATCCAATAACCATGCAAACCTATAATTAATAATCCAAGCAATAAATTACTCATAAAATTCCTTTTGGTGGAGGTGGAGGGAATCGAACCCTCGTCCAGAACACTTTTCTCATTGCTTCATACAGCAATAAATCTATTTATCATATAAAAACTGTTTAGTCTTATCACTAATAACACCAGTAGTCACTAAACTAACTCTTGGCATTAAACTTGCATTGGCAGTGCAGTGGTAATCTGTCTGCCAATCAAATGTGTGAACATCTCCAGCTTTCCATCCTGTATACATTTGATCGTTATACTGATAAAAATGTCCAGGAATATAATCAGTTAACATAACCACAACACGCAAAACTTTACTTGGGTCATCACGATTGTATCTTGCTAGTTTATCTTTATGCCAATTAAAAACCTGACCAGTCCATTGCACATGGATTCTATTATAAGAGTTTTCAAGTCCAATCTCATCAATCATTTCCTGAAACACTGGATGAATATCATGTTCCATATTAGTCAATACTAAATTTTTATCACCTCCTGCATCAGCAATATGATCTTCTTCTTTCTTGCCATCTGGTGATGGTAAATCTAATATTTGACCAACTGAAGTTTTTACTCTCCAGTATCGAACTGTTTCCCATGTAGCTGGAATAGCAGATGCTACGACCGAAGCCATAGCATCTTGCCAATCACCTTCAAATCTACCTAAATGTTTTATCACTTTGTGACTAATTCAGGTTTGTATACACTCTTTGTTCCGTAAGCACCTTGATACCACTGAACGAGAGTCTGCAATCTCTTTTCTGTAATCATCTTGAATAGATCTTGGCGAATCTTATCAGCATGTTCACCAACAACCCATTCATACTTTCCAGAGTCTTCTTCAATCGCTTTAACTGCCTCTGGATCAGCCAACATCTTTTTCATAGCAGCACGAAGTTTCTCTGCATTTGGATTACCTTTGTTAACCCAAATAACTTTTTGAAGAACATTATTAAATGTTCGTGCCATATGATATGCTTCAAACAAATCACCAGATGGTGATACTCCCCAAGTTTTCTTATAAACATCTTCAAATAATTTACCTTTGAAATTTGGGTTTTCAATTTGTTTACCAGTTTTTAGATCTTTCAACCCATGCGTAAACCAAACAACTGTATTTGGTTCTTTCTCATAGAAACGAATCCAAGAAGTTGGTGGATCACGTGTCACGTTAATTTCACCACGAAGATACATTGGTCGAATCTGATTTCCAGCAACACCATTAACCCATGTCATGCGCTCTTTCCAGCAAGCAAGATATGCATCAGTATTTGGTTGTGGACCACAAATCATAATACCAACAGCAAGTGCATCGTTTAGAGCATTACCACCTGCCATCTTAGACTTCTGTGTTTTTGGATCATGATTTTTATTATGACCAACTATCAAATCAAGATTCATCATACCAATAACAGAGTAATCACTAAAATTGTAGTCAACTGGCTCGAGCAAAAAATTTACTGCATGTGAACCAAGACTAATTACCATGGTTTTATCATCATGACGAAACTTTTTATGCCACTCATTCATTCCAGGAATATTGCGTGCACCTGGAACATGTTGCAACACGATTGGTTCGTCTGTGTATTTGCTAAGATGTTTAGCGATGACTGATGCCCATACTGCACCACCAGATCCAGGAGAATCTGGAACAATCATAGTATATTCTGCACGAGCAGTAAGTGATACAACAGCGAGTGCTGCTGCAATTAAGTACTTATACATTTGGCTTTCTCCTTAGTATTGTCCAATAAAGTATAAACAAACACAATGAGAATAGCCCAACTGTTAGTGGTCGTTGGATTAGATCACCAATACTATACAACGTATATGCTTGTTGGGCATAATTCTCAAATTTCTCTGCGACAATGAAAGATAACAAAATCGCAGGTCTACTTAAGTGTAAGTATTTGGCACCTAGTCCGACAACACTACACATAATTAAAATGTATAAATCGTTAAGAGTTCCAGTATATTGAAAGCAACTCCAAACAACTATACAGAGGATACCTGTTGCATAGATCCAATATGGAATCTCAAGTATCTTCACTACATATTTAGTGATAAAAATTCCCAGAATAAATGTAATGATAGTCGCAGCAATAAAACTAGCACCAATAGACCAAATAAACTTTGTGTCAGTTGCTAATTCTGGACTACCCATATACATACCGAAATAAACACATATCGCCATCATCACTGCTGCAAATGGTGCAGCTGGAACACCAAATAATATTGTTGGTAAAAGCGAAGATGTTTTCTGTGCATTGTTTGCACCTTCACATCCAGCTAGTCCTCTTGGGTTACCATTTCCAAATTGTTCTTTAGGGTTTTTAGCAACAGTGACAGAATATGACATCATATCACCGATAGTTCCACCAGCACCTGGAAGAATGCCAGTGAAGAATCCTATGAATCCACCACGAACAACATCACGCCAATAAACAAGACAGTCTTTAAATCCCTGGAATAGTTGTGTGTAGTAATTTTCTATTTTTACTACAGCGTAGTGCCTACGTTTCCATCCTTCAACCAATTCAGGAATGGCAAATAATCCAGCAATCATTGGAAGAATCTGAATTCCAGAATCAAGATAATCCCAACCAAATGTTAGTCTTGGAGACGATGTTCCTGGATCTAGTCCAATCAATCCAAGATACAATCCAACAATTACACTAAGGAATCCATAAAAGAAATTCTTACTCGTTAACATACCAACACAACAGAAACTTAACAAGAATAATGCAGCAAACTCAGGAACGCCAAAGTATAAAATTATTTTACTATAAAATGGAAGAAAGGCAAATGCAATTATACCCCAAACAACACCATTGATTGTGCTGTCAAGTAGAGAAATACCAATCGCTCTTCCTGCTTCACCTCGTAATGCCATTGGGTGACCATCGATAATAGATGCAGCTGTTTGTCCTCCACCTGGAATACCTGTGAGAATGCTCGTGTAACTATCACCTGTACTAGATGCAGCTACAAGACTTGTCATAAAGACAATACCAAGATAAGGATCTGCTAAAAAATATGGAGCGAGGGCAAAGACTGTCAATAGTCCTGTTGTTGCACCTGCCATTGGCAGAACACCGATTAGTGTTCCATATAATGTACCAATCAAACACCAAATAATATATTCCATCACATCCCCAGTAGTTGTCTAACCTCCATCGGTAAAATTGGAACTTCCATTCTTTCTGGATGCCACACAATCCCAAAAATTGGTTTAGACTTATGTTTAAATGCTTCTATATTATACTCTTCATCGGTTGCAACGACAACCATTTCTGGACCAATACTTGCAATAGACTGTTCATGATAACTATTCACAAGAAATTCTTGGTTTTCCATGTAAATTGCATGATCGTTTTGCCAATGTCCTTCTACTTTACCATTTTTACCACCAGTTAAATCATTAACTGCAAATGCACCATGACAAATCCCAATGATAGGTTTGTTTTGATTTAGTGCATATTTAAAATGGAGATTTTCAGTGATGTGTCTTTCAACACTATCTGGACCACCTGTTAGAACTAAACAGTCATAATTAATAGTTGGATCTATTTTGCAAATGTTTGGGATTGGGATTAGTTGGTGTTCACTAAACAAAGTGTACCAACTACGTTCCAAAGCATCAAAGGTAAAAAATGAGGGAGGCACAATGACCTCCCTCTGTGATATCAAAATTCTCATAACTACATGATGATATTAAAGAGCCACTGACAACTCACGAGTTGGTTGACCATATGCTTGTTTCATTGCAACACGACCTTCTTCAGAAACTTGTGCGATAGACAAACAAGTATTCTCATAAAGATCCCAAATAAAGTTTTGAACCATTTTCTTAGCGCGCTCTTGATTCTCAACTGACTCACATAATTTTTCTAATTTTAGGCGACCAATGTTGCTGTGGAACTTTTCATCACGTGCAATCTTTGCATAACGAGAAGCAACATATGGATCTTGGATTGACTCAGCCATTGCTTGCCAAACAACTGCAGCACGACCTTCAGCTAGGAACTGATATAGTGATAGTGCTAGTTCGTCATTCTGAGCATTATACTTGTCTAGAATATAAGCACCCTGAGATGGCATTTTCTTACCATGTGTTTTACCAATTTCAGCAACAGAAACTTCTTCACCAGCAATGTGGTCAAGAACTTCTTTAACCATACGGAAGTGATTTGCTTCATCGTATGCTTGTTTTGCTAACATTTGTGCTTCTTCCATTGGAGTGTCATGTGGAAGATTAGCAACTGCTTGGCTCAATTCGACCATGTTCCAACGCTCATTGAATAGACGAATTTTAAAGTAAGCAAGCATTTGCTCTTTGCTTGGATTGGTAGCAAAATACTCACGTGTAGTTTTATCAGCTACACCATAAAGAGTCTCAAAACTCTCTTTTAATTCTTTAACAAACTGTTTACCTGAAGTCATTTTAGATTCCTTATTATAGTGGACCATAAGCATCTTCCATAATCTTCTTGCTTTCTGGGTTCATACCAGATTTAGCACAAGTGATTAGGAATAGATCTTTACGCATTTGGTCAACAACAGCCATAACTTTCTGTTGATTAATTGGATCATCACAAAGTTTTAGAAGTTCATTGCGACCGATACTTGAGTGAAACTTTTCATCGCGAGCAATTTTTGCATATGTCTTAGCAATAAACTGATCTTCGATACACTCTGACATCATTTTCCAGTTACGAGCAGCACGACCTTCAGCGATTAACTGATATACAGCTAGCATTAATGGATCTTTGTCTGCGCCATATTTCTTAATAAGAGCAGCACCCTTCTGGTCTAATTTCTTAGAATGCTCTTCAACAGCTGCAGCTACGTCTAGTTTTTCACCAGAGATATGCTCGATAACATTTTTAACCATACGAAAATGTTTGGCTTCGTCTTGCGCTTGTTTGGAAAGGAGATTTAAGTGCTGTACATCTGCGTCAGCAGGTGCTGCAGCGATTTGAGCAGAAATTTCGATTAGGTTCATTCTTTCGTTAACCATACGACCTTTAAAATGGTCGATTAACTCATCTTTTGATGGCTTTGAATCGAAATATGCTTTAACTTGTAGTTCTGAAGCGCGGAACATTGCTTCATTACCTTGTTCTAATTGATCTACGAATAGAGCAGCTTGCATTTTGTTATCCTTCTTATGTTAATAAGACTTACTATTTATGTCTAGACATTATTTAGGCGTTTGTAATCCTGACGCAAATCCCTAAAAGAGTCTATCCATGTGTCTCGTTTTTCTTTAAAAATTAATGGAGAATCGTTCTCTACAGCCATTATAACAACTAGTCTCGAAACAGGGATTTTAGTCAATTCCTCGAATGCTACAGCGTATGCAGCGGTCTGCATAAAATAATCATGAATATCATCCCTAGACTTTGGACGACTAGAAGTTTTGAAGTCTATAACCGATAACTTACCCTCGAATTCTGCTATACAATCTACTGTACCAGCAACTTCTAAAAAATCTGAAAATAATGGGGTTTCTAGAGCATGTATATTATTTATACAGTCTAATTGTCCACGAATTGAGTGGAACATCTCCGCATCAAATATATCTGGGTTAGCATCGTTTCCAAGCAAATATTCTTCACACAAGGAGTGGATTCTTGTACCTCTACTTGATGCTCTGGAAGAGACTCTATTAGCCTCTTCTGCGCCGACTCTAGCTCGCCATTCCATGATGGCTTTCTTTTTAAGTTGTCCTGTAATCGTTGTGACGGATGGATAGGACTTACCAGATGGGGTTGCGTATAGTCTCGAACCATCAGAGTTGGTGATACGTTCAAGTTTGGGTATATCATGATGTATAAAGTTTTTCATTTCCAGTATTTAGAATAATCTATCGAGTCCCAATATTTTTGATTGTTACGATTCCAAAAGTTTTTAATTAGATACCAAGCCATACCAAAGTAACCCATTTTTTGAAATCTTCTGCTGTCTTGTCCAAAATAATGTTTAACTAGAGCAAACTTATTTACATCATATTTTTTAGATAAAAAGAAATCTTCACTAGTTTCATATTTTGCAGGGAATCCACCCAACTCTTCGAATTTATCTCTACGAGTTAAAAAGAACGCACCAACAGCGAATGGTATAAAATGCTGCATAATACCATTAATTAGATTGAATATAGAGAATCCAATCTTCGCTGGAATACTATTATCATAACACTTGGCATATAAACCAACTAGATCTAAATTGTAGTATTCTAAAGACGTGACGGCATCTTTAATAGTATTTGGAGAAAAGAATCTAACATCACTATCAATGAATAAAATATATGGTGTAGTTACTAATTTCGCTCCATTATTCTTTGCGACAGAAACTGGTCCACCATCGATAACTTCAACATTAAGATATCCTTTTGCTCTTTGAATAACTTCTCTAGTATTATCCGTGGAGGCATCAGCAATAATGATACGAGTGTTGCCAATCTTTTGATTTCTTAGATGATCTAATAAATGATGAATATAATTCTCTTCATTCTTACATGGAACAACAATCGTAATCTTATCTTCTAATTTCATTTAATCGCTTCAGTGTGTTTATGCTTTAAAGATTTCTTTAGTGCTTTACGCCAAAGTTTTTTTTCTTGTTCTTTATCATGCTTCAAACATGCTTCATACATTTTCTTGATTAGTTTGCGAACTTTCATAGTCTTTCTCCTTAGTCCAAGTTACGATATCCCATCTTCCATCGTGATGTTCAACCAAAGCAGTACATGATTCAACCCAATCACCATCGTTCATATAAACGACACCATCAATTTCTTTTATTTCAGCATGGTGAATGTGCCCACAAATTACACCATCAAACCCACGTTTTTTACAATAAGCTGAAATATTTTTTTCAAACTGAAACATAAAGTCTGCTGCAGATTTTACTTTATGCTTTAAATATTTTGATAATGACCAATAACCAAATCCCATCTTATGACGAATCCAATTAAATCTTGAATTCCAATCAAGCACTAAGTCATATAATTTATCACCAAGAAATGCTAACCAAGGAGCAAGTCTTGTTATACCATCAAACAAATCTCCATGTGTAACCAAATATCGTTTTCCATCTACACCTACGTGCTCAGTTTGATTTTGTATTTCAATTAGACCAAATGAGAATCCATAAGGAATCATTGGTCTTAAAAATTCATCGTGATTACCAGCGACATACACAACTCTTGTGCCACGTTTAGCGTGACCAAGAATTCTACGAACTACATTTGTATGTGATTGTTTCCAACGCCACTTATTCTGTTGTATCTTCCAAGCATCAATAATATCACCAACAAGATATAAAGTCTCGCAGGTGTTATGTTTCAAAAAGTTATTTAATTTTTCAGCTTGCGAATCACGAGTACCTAAATGTACATCACTAATAAAAATAGTTTTGTACGTATGATTCATTTAATATATTCTATCCAAGAAGTGATAATATATTTGTCATTACTTAGAGGTGGATTACCGCGATGTGCATGAGTGAATCCAGAAGGAAATATACAAACAGACCCTTGCTTTGATGGAACTCTCATATGCTGATATAAGAACTCTGTTTCTCCACCTTCATGTACATCATTTAGATATATTGTCCACGCAAGAAGTCTACTACCAACTTGAATACTACCATGTTCACAATGCCATAAATGATAACCACCACCTACTTGAGTTTTTTGTATCCGAATAGATGGCGTTAGTATATGTTCTTCTACAGAAGAAAGTATGTCATATGTTTCTTTATATAAGAGATAACATTCATATACCTTTTCATTAATCATATTAATAAAAGGTGCGCCTGTGAAACAATATTCTTTTCTAAAATCTATAAAACATGTTGAATCATTTTTCTTTGTTTTTGCAATTTTATTTTCACTTAATTGTCTAGACCAGACATCACCGATCTTTTCGGAATTATCAAAATAATTAATAATGTCTTGACACTCATCTTTCGTCAAGACATTTTCAAAAACTCCAATAAAATCATTATGATAATATATCATAATTATCCTAGAAGATGAATGGCTTCTTCATAATGATGAATTCGATCTTCAAGACCAATATATCCACCATTAATCTTACGTGTCATTGTTTTAATATCACCAGCGTCTGCTTCTTTATTTAATTTGTTTTTATTCCAAAACCAAATAGCAGACATAAGAGCAAAATCACGATCTGCAGTAACCCAGTCTGGATTTTGAACTACATTTTCCCAGTCTTCAAACATATCTTTTGCAAAAGAAATATAATTTGCTTTTCCAGTCAACTGAATTGGACCACGTCCACGATACAACCATCCGTCACCAGAAGATTCATCACCATTGCCCATACGATTAGCATAAACACGATTAGCAATTTTTTGTGGCTGACGAGCATATTGATTAGCCAATTCTTCTGTAGGGAAATACTTTTTGAAAATTCCCATTAGTCCTTTAGCAGAATAGTTTAGATTTTCTTCGAATACTGTCCACCCACCAGACTCATGACCACATTGAGCCAGAAAAGCTGCAACACGTTGTGGTGTATTAATCTCATATGTTGGAAAAACACTATTCATGGATTCTGCCCAAGTATCTGGATCTTGAGATTTTGGGAATAGTTGTTTAAATTGTGCACCTGTAATTAACATTTTAGTTTCCTTCTACTAGATCTTCGTATTTTAATTTAGCAAGAATATATTCTTTTACCAACGATGAACGAACAATGTCATCTGGTGTAAATTCAATACGAGTGAATGCTGACATATGAGAGGCAATATCAAAAAACTTTAAAATACCGCTCATATCGTTTTTACGTTTATTTAAATCAGTTTGACGATAGTCACCACACCAAATAATTTTAGAGCGATAACCAACACGAGTCATAACTGTATCGATTTCTTCGTAGGTTAAATTTTGCATCTCATCTACGATAATAATAGCATCATCAAAAGACATACCACGAATAAATGATGTAGAAATAAATTCAATATGATGTTGTTCTTCAAGTCTTTGGTATGCATCAGGTCTACCAAATAAAGTTTGGCAAATTTGCTGATAAGGTTGACGATAAATTTCAGTTTTTTCGTCAATAGACCCTGGAAGATGCCCAACTTCTCTTGAAGGAACTGCAGAACGAACAATAATAATTTTATTAAAAGGATTACTCTTGTCTAAGACTTCTTCTATTGCTTTATATAAAGCAATAAATGTTTTACCTGTTCCTGCCACACCATGTAATGCTATAAAGTAGTCTTGCCTTTTATATGCATCAAAAAATAACTTTTGATTTGATGTTAATGGATCAAAAGTTTTTAAATCATCAATTCTAATTTTTAAACTATTATTAATAGGTTTATTGCTTCTTGTTCCTTCTCTTGGCTCACAGTGTTCTTCATTTTCTAATGTTTTAGTTGCTGATGGTTTACGAGCCATTAGTCTTCCTTTTAATTATAATTGACTAGATGTTTTATTTAACTGACTTCCTGGTGTTTTTTCATGAATTCGTTGAAGAACCTCCTTAAACCCTGTGTCGTGTTTTTTGACAGCACTAATATGGTCGCCAGTAAACGCAGGCGCACCAGTGATGATAGATTCTAAATGGGGATTTTGTTTGAGAAAATCTTCGCGTTCTGAAATACGCATAGATTGATCGAACACATCACCAGTTTCTTTATTTCGAAATGAATACGTTGGCATAATAACTCCTTACATCTGTATTTATGCTGGTACCATCTTGAATCTTACTTTATCTGATTCTTTTATAGCAATTGCTTTATGGTTTTGTGCACGATATGCATCTACATACCATTGAGGGATTGGACGATTAGTCCAAACTGCAAATCTTTGTTTATCACCAATATAATAATTATGATATGCTTGAATAGAATTTCCAGGAACTTTGTATTGATCTGGCATACACTGTGGCATTGGAGTTATTTTACCACTTTTTATATTAGTCGGCATATTATCCAGATATGGGATTAACTTTTCAGCTACATGATGTTTACCATATCGAAATGTATATTCGCGCATAAGATCACGCCATAAAGAATACAACCAATTATAATTTTCTGATGTTTCTCGACACCAAATACCAGATGGATGTTTCATGTGAGAAGCCATGTACAATCCTGTTTCACGTTCATCATTAAGTAACCAACGCATGGCTTTACGAGTCCCTCTAACAGTACGCCCTTCATACTCTGTACCATCAAGAAGTCGATGAGCAGTTGAAAGAAGTTGTGCGTATTCTAGAATCATCTTAACAACATGTTTGTCAAGATGTTGCTTGGCGCATTCTTTAGTGTCTGTGTGTAAGTAAAAAATATTCATCAGTTTACCAATGTCTTATAACACCAGCAATAATAAAAATATTAGTAATAATATAAGATAGTACAATAATAGTTCTGACGATCGCAACCTTGTCCGCTTCACCATTATCTTCACTTGCTTTTTCTCCTAATGCTTTAGCCCAAAGTCTCCACATTTAAATCACCATTCGAATTAACCCAACAATGTCAATAGTGACTAGTAACATGTAGTTGGCCAACATGCCAAATGATTTCCGAGTATAAGCAGCCCAAGCATACATAGCGCAACCACTAATCCAGATAGGATAAAGAACAAGAAGTGGTGGGTTGGGGACTGTGACTGCCATAGTGATGGCGCAACCGATAGAAATAGCCCAAGCGAGCAACTCAATAATAAAACGAAAGCGATTACTATTCCAATCATCTTTAATCCATTCTAGTGTTGGGCGAAATAATTCATTCATGATCTATACGCTTTCAATTCTTTCATTTTCTTAAAAACATTCTCAATCTTTTCAATCGTGCTTTTAGTATCTGTGTGTAAAATACCAAAACCACCTTTTGCGTTGAACGGATCAATGCATCCAGGAGAATCATCAATTAAAATAGACTGGTCATCAGCAAAATTTGCTTTTTCAGGTTTACATCTCACAAAATTTGCTTGGTAAAAGATATTATTTCGATCCAACCATGATCTTTTTTGAATTTTTGCTTCATATCCACGTTGTTCATCAAAAGTTCCAACAGAAGTTAGAATTTGAATGTCAATATGACGCAAGCATGCAACATAATCAAGCAATTCTTTGGCATCAGGCATTGGTTTTAGCAGTGTAAAGATCTTGTGATCCATCACAGCATGACGAAAACGCTGATGGTCAGGCAATTCTGGCATAATTTCTGCAAATTTGCTGTTAAAATCACAAATCACACCATCCATATCAAGGTAAAGTTTAATCATAATGTTATTATACCAGTTTTTTCAATAAATGTCAACGAATTCCTGCTGGTTTTTCAGCAATTTTGGTGAATTTTGCAAAATTTGGGGGTTGCCAGTCCTTTGGTTTCAAGATTTTTCCATCTTCGCGACGAATAACACGTCCAGTCAGCTGGTCAATCTTGTACAAATTGCTCTTTGCACCCTCATCCCACGCTTTATCAATGTCCCAACCACGTGTTTTTGCATATGCAACAATAACCCAGATCATATCGAAGCATGCATCAAGCTGTTCCGCATCATCATTGTTGGAAACTGCCTCTTGAAACTCATTATATTCTTCTTCGATGAGTTGTTTATAGAGTTCAGACAGCGCAGTAGGCTCTGTTGGCTCAATTGGTGTTGCATGATCGCACGCTTTCATAAAAACATGTACATCTGTAAACACTTTGCTCATTTGTTTCGCTCCGTATCGTAGTAATATTGTGAATGTTCAGTGTATTCTGAGTCCCATTCACCAAAAATTTTTGGTGCAGCTTCTTTTGCCTGTTCCATATGATACTCTGATGGAAAGTGACGTAGACAAGAAGATGCTCGCTGACGAATTTCTTTCGGGACTCTTGGTGTTTTTACTGGATTTAGAAGATCTTTTAAAAATTCTTCTGTTCGTAAAATGGACATTCGTCTTTCGTTTGGTAAAGTCATCAATCTTTCTCCTCAAGACACCAATTCAATTCTTTAATTCGATATTTTAGTTCTTCTATCTCTCGTTTAAGATTAGAATTCTCAACCAACAACTGAAGAATGGTTTCTTCTTGTTCACTTAATGGAATTGGTATCATCTTTCTTCCTTAGTGTCCAAGAACCATCTTTGTTATCAATCCATTCAATAGAGTCGCCTTCTTTCCATCCAGCAGACTCCATTAAATCATCTGGGAATTCCAGAATCTGATCACCAGTTTCTGGATCTTCCTGTACTATCAACGTCCATGTCATACGTCAATTACCTTTAGTTCAAAGAAAGCTGCACGTCTTTCATATCCATCATAACCACGAGGATTGCAGACAACACGACAGTCACCAATCATGTAGTCAAAGTCTTCATGAGTATGTCCATGAGTCCACAATTTAATCCCTGGACGATCTAGGATAAACTCAGAAAGATCTGATGAGTATGCGCCATTGACGATTGTTTCACCTCGATAACGTGGATGTGTCGATGCCTTACTTGGTGCGTGATGACCAACAACAATCACTTTCATCCATGGTGGTGTTTCTGAATACATGAGTTTGATGTAGTCCACCATCTTTCTGTGATCTTCCACTGCATCTTCTGGAGAGAATCTTGCTGGTTGCTCTTTCATCTTCATACCAATTTCTTTCATCTTGGTATGACCAGAACCAACTTCTTCCATCACATACTTACCATTCTCATCTTTTTCATAGACTGGAACTTTGGAATAAACTCTACGATCACTATTTTTCACACAACGAAAGTCATTCATCACACCTTTGATGTGATTTAGAGTTATTGGGTCTTCCTTGTTCATGTCAGTCCAAAGAGTGCCACCGATAAAGCGATACTCTTCTTTGTAATCCCAGACATCTTTATCAAGCACCTGCAGATTTGGGAGATACTTTAGTTTACGCTTGATTTCTTTTAGCGTGGTGGCAAAGTCACCATGATAGTGTTCATGATTACCTGCAACATAAACAACATGAGGAAACACATTACAACAGTTGTAAAAGAACTCATGAATTTGTTTAGACTTATATGATGGCATGGGATCGTCATGATCCATTAAATCATGATTAACAAAAATGTCTCCAGAGAGAATGAGCACTTCCACATTGTCTTTGTTTTCAAGGACAATTGGACCAAACTCTAGATGTAGATCGGAACAAACAGCAACTTTCATATAAACCTCATTTAAATCTTGGACCAGTGATCCATGCTACTAACGCATATCGTGTTCCCTTTGTGACAGGTTTTACTCTATGCAACAAATGACTATTAAAAAAGAACGCAGTTCCTTGCTCTTTTGGTGCAAGTTCTGGATGTTCTAAATTTGACAAAATCTCTAATTCACCACCCTCATAATCTGCAGGATCTGATAACTGTATAGTCATGGAAAGTTTTCGAACAGTTCCACCGATATTCATTCTATCGATGTGAGCAGTGTAGTGACCTCCAGGTTCAGTATACTCTGTAAATTGAAATCCTTCTGCAAACCCAGTAAGTTCAAAACGAAACAGTGCTTGATTTACACTCATTACAGTGTCTTCTAGTTTTTCAAAAATCCAGTCTGTGTTTTCTTCTGGAAGAATCCAACGAACACGAGAATCTCGAACAGATGGTTCAATCTTATCATCACCAAGTCGTGCCTGCATCATTTCTTGAGACTTACCAATTTCGATAATCTTGGCGCATTCTTCTGGTGTGAAAACTTCTTTACATTGACCAGTGAGCCAAGACTCTTCTGCTGGAGCCATGGCAGAGTGAAGGAAGTGCCAGCGCATTTCCTGATTTTCAGAAATCAAGTTCATCGTTTTCTCTTTCTAATTCAAAATGTTCTAGTAAAATATTCTTGGCAGTAATTGGATTAAACTTGGCTTCAACAGAAAT